CTAGAGGGGTACGGTTTCTGTCTGTACCAATTTTGTACCAATCAGGCTTTGCTCAAGCTTCCCGACTTCGCTCCAGTCTTCACTGGAGTTGATCCATCGGGCGTAAGTCGTCAGCAGCATTTGCACGCTGTGACCGAGCTGATTAGCGATGAACCCAAGGTTCATGCCTGCCATTAAGCACATGGTAGCGTAAGTGTGGCGGCAGTTGTATTGCCGTCTGGCCCTGATCTTCAACGCGACCAGCGCCGCCTTGAAGTGCTTGTCGGTCACGCTGGCCTGCTGAATGAACTCAAAATTCTTGGTCGGCGGGAAAACGTACGGCGATTGTTTATGCTGGCGCCGGCTCTGTTTTGCCCTCAACTCGGCCACACCCTTGGCCACCTCAATGGCATTTAATGCCCTGCTATTCAGCATGACTCGTCGCGTTTCGCGGGTTTTCGTGCGCTCCTCGATCTTGTAGTCAGCTACGATTCTGCACACGTTGGCGACACGCCCCTCTGAATCCACCTCATCCCAGCGCAACGCCGCTATCTCCCCAGGCCGCATGCCTGTGTAAAACGCGAACTCAAAGTAGGCCGCGTATACCCGCATTGAACCGGTCAGCACCTCGTACAGGCGCCCTATGATCAAATCCGCCTCCGCCACTGTGAAAGGGTCCACCGGTTTCTTCGCCTTCACCGGCAGTTCAATTGAGCCGACCGGGTTCCTGGTGATCAGCTCATCGTTCACTGCGCACTCAAACATCGTGTGCAGGCGCTGGATCGCCGAGCGCTTTACCGTCGACGACTTCCACGGCGTCTCTCCGGCTATTTTCCGGAGCATTGCCGATGTGATCTGATCGATCGGAAGCAGCGCAAGGTGCGGCATCCAGTAAAGGTTGAGGGATATCCGGTAGTTTTTTCGGGTGCCCAAGACCACTTCGCGGCTGTCCAGCCAGGTCTGGGCATACTCTCCAAACAGTGGAGTCGCGGAGTAGGTGGAATATGTCGAGTTCGGGAAAAGCTCGGCGTAACGCTTGTCGTCCATCACCCCGTGCTTGATCAGGCTTATTACTGTAGCGCGTAGATCTGCGGCCGCTTTAATGCCTTTTGGCGTTTGGGAATAGGCGAGGGTCTCGCAGCGCCTGAATTTCCAGGTGAAGCGAATGCGGACTGATTGACCTGCAAATTCAACTCCGGCGGGCAATCCCAAAGGCTTTCTAGCCATGCCTCATATCTCCTGATGCTGTAGTAAATCTGACCATCGATTTCGTTCCACACCCCTTTCGGGATGATGTTGCGCTGGCGCTTGCCCTGCAGCGCGCGGCGCGTTGTTCCGACCATCTCCGCGAAGTTCTTCTCCGCGACCTTGTCGGACAGGTACTCGACAGGTATTTGCTCTGCTGCTGCCATGATGATGCTCCGCGCCGCGCTGGGCGGCAGAAGGTGGGTTAGGGTTTGGCGGGGAACCACTCGGTGTCGTATTCGAACTGACTCACCAGCTCGACCGAAAGGTGCGGGATCTCCCGTTCGAATCGAAGTGTCCCGTAGTGGTGATCGACGAAAGCCTTGGCTTCTTCGATGAAGCGCTCCTTGAAGATGCGCACCAGGTGATCGGCCGCCTTCTCGAAGTCTTCCTCGCGGTAGTTCCCCTCTGCGAGGCCACCACGGCACACGCGCCAAACACAGCGCTTTGGCTGGGCTTCGGCCGCCTTGATCTTCTCGGCCATTTGGTCGCGGGCGTATTTCATCTGATCTAAGGTGAGAGTTGCGACCCATGCATCGGTGCCGATGCTTTGCTTATGGCCGAACTCGCATTTGATTTCAGGCATAGGAATACCTCGCCCGCCGCTCACCGGCAGGCATGTAGGGGGATGGAGTAATGGCGTTTTGCCTAGATATCTCTGTCGTTTGGATGGGTGTAAAACGGGTATTCATCCCACCCAGTCGCCAGGAGGGCGCGTGCCACATCAACTAGATGCGCCTATTGCGCACGCGTACCGCGGCCAAACGATGTTTCTCAAGTTCGTCTGGCGGCGCCCTAACGACAAAGCACCGGTCGCTGCCAAGATCATCGAGCCGGCGCCCATTCATGGCCTGGGCGAAGTCGCTGCCGAACTGATGGGGCCTTGGCCCGACTACCCGGCCGCCATTGATGAGGCGATGGCTGCAGCTGAGCGATGGGTCGACAGTCAGTTGCCCTGAAGTTCCGCACCGTCTGGCATGTAGGGGGATTGGGGTTAGGGAAGCGTGCTACCGATTTGCGCTGCTACGACGGTGATTGCACGGCGGAGCGCGCCACCTCGCCCGGCCTCATCTGTCCATCCGATGTTCTCGCCGAAGCCGCGTCGCTCGACCATCACGTACTGCAGGTTGGTGAACCAGAGCACACTGAGTTGGAGGATTGTCGCCAGTCGGAGTGCGTCTCCGTCATTGGTCAGAGGGGACCAGACGACGTCCAGGCCTGACTTTTTATCGACGATCCACATACCGCCGGATGGGCAGTGGCGGTTCTCCTCAAGCTCAATGCCCACCGCTTTGGCTGCCAGGTCCAAGAGCTGGCGGTCGTTCATGTCTTAGGGCCTTGGTAGATGAAGACGTAGGCGAACCAGAGGGTGGCGATCATGGCTTCCTGCTCCGGCTCACGTCTTCAACGGTGACGATGTGTGGCGTGACGTCTTTGATCGTGAAGAAGTCAGGTTGGCAATGCTTGCGCGCCCAGGCTTTTAACGGTGCGAGCGCGATCTGCAGTTCTGCCTCGGCGGACTTGCTTAGGTCTGGATAGGCATAAACCCATTCGCCAGCGTCGCTATCGCAGGCGTTTTCGTACATTCGCTCGGTCACATCGTTGGCATCTGGCAGGAAGCGTGCAGGGTCGTCCTTGCACACAGTTCCGCGATAAACCGTGCCGCCTTCGTACAGTCCAGGCCTGTAGCTGGCCGGATGCCCGTCGCCATCGCTGTCGTGTCCGTAGTTATCCTTGAGCAGCTCGTCGAGACTGTCGTAATCCCATGAGCCGTTTTCACCGTCCAGCGACCACCTTTCGCCAGATACGAGAACTTCGTAGTCCGGTATCGAATTAGCCGCAGCGATGGGCAGTGCCGCTTTGAACTGTTTTAGGTACTCAGCCGAAGTTGAGCCCCAGCGGTTGACCAAGCATATTGCGTCAATCGGCGCGCCTTCGTCCTCGGGGTCGCCCGATGGTTCTCCGGGCACCATGAAGAAATCACGCTCCACGTCGTGCAGCAGGTCGGCAAAGTGTTTGGTGTTTTCGACGTTAGCTAGAAGGGTCGACAGTTCATGGTTGGAGCTGAGCCCGAACACGTTGTAGATACGGGCCAGTTCTGGCTGATGTTTAGGCATGACTTCGTCCTTGCCGCTATAGCGGCTGACTTTGAAGGGGGAGGGGTTACAGAGAGGGGTTGAGGCGTTTCAGATCGTCGAGGCAGGCGTTCAGCTTGTGAGCGACAGCGGCGCACCAGTTGGTGGTCCCGCGAAGATATTTATGAGGATGCGTCTCAGCATAATCGTAAGCGGCCAGTACTTGGTTGAGAGTCACCGCTACCGGCGTGGGCTGCTCGGCGTAGAGCTTGGATAGGCGCTCGATTTCCCGCTTATAAAGCTCGATGTGTTTAACGTGGTCCTCATACTCTACGTAAGGCCCAGCATCGTCCCATTGGTGGTACTTATCGCCATATGATCCGCAAGAAACATTACAGCGATCTATAGACCCCAACATATCGAGCTGATATTCGAAGGTTTCGCAATCTTCCACCGGCTCGCCCTGGGGCTGGGCAGCTGGCTTGTACGGGATTCCGCATTTGGTGCAGTTCGCCTGAAAAGGGACAAATTCATGGCAGCACTCATCAGCATCCAGCAGGGCGCGCAGCTCTTTCACAAAGTCGTGCTCTTCCTCAGTATTTAAGTCCTTGAAGCCTTCATCTATGCCCATGCAGGCGCGGATGTTCAGGCAGTGCTCGACCATGCCGAGCATCACCGAATGCGCCGCAGGGGTAAGGTGCAGCACATAGTCACGCGGCACGCCGTCAATCGTTTGGTTGGTGGTCATGGCTTGGCCTCATATTCATTTGCAAGACGTATCAGATCGGCAGCTTTAACCTGAAACTTGTGAATGGTTCGACCGCCTCCCCATGGTTTTGGACCAGCTACCCGATAACCAGTATCGAAATCGCCAATACTCAAGGAAGGCCCCTCAGCACCCGATACAACCTCGACCAATACATGACCTTCGCGCAATTTTTCCTTACTCATAAATACCTCAGCAAATCAGTTGTGCCAGTGCCAGCAGGCACCAGCAGTAGGCGGGGAGTTGGGTTAGTCATCGCGCTCTGGCGGACGGTCGTGGTCGTCGTTGAACTGTGCGATTTGCGCGAAAGACATAGCTTCATCGCCACCACCCCCTGCTGGCTTGAGTGCGGCGCGAACCTTAGCGGTCCATGCCTTCTCATAGATCGAGATTGTTTGCCCAGGGTATTCACGCAACAACCCCTCCATCTCATCCGCCAGCTCATCCGCTGCGGTCAGGCGCTGTTGCAGGGCTTGCTCGCGGGCGAGCGAATTGTGCAGCTGCAACTGAAGGTCGGCCACTTGCTCGGCAGTCATGCTGCCGCAGAGATTCAGGTAGTCCTGATGCTCTCTGGCGTATCGCTGCGGAAGGGTTTCGTCTTGATGGGTAGGCACGGTAATTTCCTTGCCGGGCCATGCCCGGGCGGTGGAGTGGGGGAGTTACTTCTTCTGAAAGGTCTTGGTCAGCGCCGCATTGACGCTGTTGCCGCGCTTCAACACGACGCGAGCCAGGGAGGCTCGGTCTTTCTCGCTGTGGCTGGCCTGGCTGAGCAGGCCGAAGTAGCTGTTGGCGGTCTCGCGCAGATCCTCGGCGGGTGCCGCGGCGGTGCGCTTCAGTGCCTGAGCCAGGGACCGCTTGCGGGTGGTACGCCGCCAGGGCTTGATGACGTGGCCAACGAAGTCCACGCCGCGATCCACGGGCTGCAAAATCGTCTTTGTTGGGTTCAGCTTGGCGCCGAGCCTGGGCAGGAACGCTTCGACCTCTGCCAGCCACTGGTTGAGCTGTTGAGGTGACTCATGCAGGAACACGAAGTCATCGACGTACCGGATGTAGTGCTTGGCGCGCAGCTGGTGCTTTGCGAACTGGTCCAGGGCGTCGAGGTAGATGTTGGCGAAGAACTGCGACGACAGGTTACCGATCGGCAGGCCCAGGCGCGCTGGCTGTGCTACCAGGCGCTTGTGCTGCGGCACCCGGTTGAACAGGTGCGCCGGACTGCGGGTCTCGTAATCTTCGCGCGGGTCGTGCATGAGGATCTGCGTGGCGAGGGCCAACCACCAGGGTTCGGTAATCCTGGGCTCCAGCTGCTTGCGCAGCACTGCCTTATCGATGGCGACGAAGAAGTTGGCCAAGTCGCACTTCAGGTAGAAGACAGGCTTCGACCAGTTTTCGCTGGCGCTGCGTATCTTCGATTCAAGCCGGGTGGCGGCGTACAACGTGCCGCGACCTGGGATACATGCACAACTGTCCGCTATGAAGCTGGCGTAGAAGCGCGGTGCCACATGGTTGTACATGAGGTGGTGGACGACGCGGTCGCGAAAGGCAGCAGCCCATACCTCGCGGGCTTTCGGCCGGGTGACCACGAAACAAATGGATCGGCCTGGCCGGTAAGTGCCGGCAATCAGGTCGTCGTGCAGATCCAGCAAGTTGATCTCCATGTCCTTCTCGAACAGCCGGGCACTTGCGGAGTTTCGCTTGTTGCGTCGGCAGTCGTAGTAAGCCTGGACGAGATCCTCGAACTGGAAGGGAGCAACACTTAAATCTGCGGACAGGGCGCGCGAGCCGCTCGTTGTTCTTGTCGTTGTTGTTGAGCCAGCCATCTTCAAAGGCCATGTTGTAGGCGGTGTTGGCGGAGCGCTGCGACCTGTCGAGCTATCTACATCGCCAAACCGAAGGCAGTGCCGATCAGTTTGGAAACTGCGCGAGACCTACGCGGACGCTTTAGACCGGCGGTTTCTGTTGTGCGCATGGCGGTGACCCAGAGGTCAGCGGCTCGACCAGATTTGGCGCACAGGCAAGAGGGCCTTGACCCTCAAGCAGCGGGCGCGGTTGCGGACTTCTTCCAGGCATTTGCCTGTCGGCCTACAGAGGCCGTCATCTTCATTACTTTGGCGTGTTGACCCTTGCTGATCAACCCTCGATTGGTGAGGGCGCGCAGTAAGTAGTTGAGCATCCAAATGCTTTCTAGCAGGAGGTTGATATGGGGCAGCTTCTCCCGGGTCATGTTGGCCCGGCCTATCAGCACCAGGACCTGCAAGCACTCATCCCGGATCTTTGCCCCGACAACCTGTTTCAGGTCGCGCGGGATATTGCGCACCAGGTCAAGCGAAAGACCGAGCAACTCCTCGGCAACTTTGTGGATTTCCAAATCCGTGTGCAATGCCATCCCTGGCCCCCTGAAAAGCAAGGGTGCTATCGCACCCATTAATGAAGAATTGAATGATCAAATAAACTTTCTGCGGACAGGGCGCGCGAGCCGCTCGCTGCCCTTGCCGTAGGTGAAGAGCCAGCCACCTCCAAAGGCCATGCTGTAGGCGGCGTAGGCGGAGCGCTGCGAGCTCGTCCAGTGGTAAGCCTGGGTGAACGCATCCAGCACGGTGATTTCAAGGAAGGACGCTTCACGGCGCGCCATCAGGTAGAAGTCCTTGTGCCCGTCGCGTTCGAAGTTGGCACAGAACTGGGCGGCAGGGTGGTCATGCTCCCGATTGCTGCTTACCAGGTGGCCGGTGTTGGCCTGGCCATCCCATGGGGATTTGGCGCCGTCGAGTTCCCGGCCGTAGCCGCCCCACTCAAGAGTGGGCTCGGCATCTGCGCCCGTCGGCACAATCAGGTAGTAAGGCTTTTCGCCGCCGGGGAACAGGCCGCCGTTCACACCACCTTCGCCGGGCCAGTATTCGCCGATCGCAGGAATACCGCTTGCCGCGATGGCTGGCGCGGCGGTAATGGCCAGGGTTGCGAGTTTCAGCACCACCCCTTCGTCCGGGCTGCTGATTGTCAGATCGCCCCGGGTGTACGTGGTCAGTTCATTTGCGTGCATGGGATGCTCCTGTGAGCTAGATAAGGGTGCAGGTAGCCGGCGCTTCCCGACAAGCTTCTGGTCTGAGCGCCGTCCTGGCGCTCCCGGGAATCACCTGCGAAAAACGATTGAAGGAATGAATTACTGAATAGGGAGGCTGCGGACAGGGCGCGCGAGCCGCTCGTAGCTCTTGTCGTAGTAGTTGAGCCAGCCAACTTCAAAGGCCATGTAGTAGGCGGTGTAGGCGGAGCGCTGCGTGCTCAGCCAGTGGAAGCGGTCTTCGCGCATGTCCACCAAGCCATCAGCCTTGGCCGCCATTACCAACTGGCCTTCCAGGCACGACGGGATATGCCCGCCAAGCTCCAGAGCCTTGATGGCGATCACGCTGCCGGCCTCGGCCATCACCCGGGTGTTCGCTTCGCCGTCGCTGTAGCTGCCCGTGCCCTTGATCTCGACACCGTACTCGCCCCACGGGCCGCTGAGTTCGTCAGGAAGGAGGATCAGGGCGCGCTCGACGCCGTTGAGCCAGTAGCGGGTGACGAACACACCACCGGCCAGAGGTTGGCCGCGCTCGGGGAGTTCGGCGGCGAGTACTGTTTGCTGTGCTTGCTTGGTCATGGGGTTACTCCGGGTAAGCGCCGCCCTCCGGTTACCGGATGCAGCGAGTAGGGTGGGTTATTCGTCGTGGCAGATGCGAAGAGCTTCGCGGTTGTAGGCGAGCTGCAATTTTGCCGACACGTTTTCGGGTATCACGTATTCGTGTCGCGGCGGCAAGAGGAACTGCGCCGACCCTGCTGGGCCGAGGCCGTGAAGATGGTGAATCATCAGCGTCATGGCCTCGCCCTGTTCCTCGATGCCGTTCCAGGCCATCAGGTCAGCCAAGGCCTGGCGGGTGCCGGCCATAGTGTGAAGTCGCAACTCTTCCTCGCCGCGAGTCTTTCGCCTCGCCGCAGTTTTTGCCGATCGTTCTTTCTGCGCGGCAGCCATGGCCTACCTCTTCTATTCCGCTGGCCGGCAGTGCGAGCCAGGTTGGCCGGCGTCTCGCGCTGACCTGTTTGTGGATTCGCCTCATGGGTGGCACACCTCCATCAGGTGAGTGCGCGCACCGGTATATGGCTTGGCCTGCAAGAACTGCCTGGGTAGTGAGTAAACTGCCCAGGGTTGCTTGCTGCATGCGGCCATCATCGCGGCGTATTTGATGACGCTGAGTGCGTCAGTCGATTCGCTGGCGTGCATGTCAGGCGCCGTTGAGATGGTGGTGAGGTGCGAACGGGATGTCGTCGTCGAAATCGTCCGGCGGGGCGCCTTGCTGACTCTGTTGCGGCGCTGCCTGCTGCGGCCGAGGCTGCTGGCGCGCTGCACTTGCCTGCGGGTGAGGGCGCTGCTGAGTTGAATCTGCGGGCTTCCCGCCGAGTAGCTGCATCGTGCCTTGCATGTCCACGACGATCTCGGTGGTGTAGCGCTTGATGCCGTCTTTCTCCCATTCGCGGGTCTGCAGCTTGCCCTCAATGTAGACCTGGGAGCCTTTGCGCAGGTATTCACCCGCGATTTCTGCGACCTTGCCGAATAGCGAGACTCGGTGCCATTCGGTCTTTTCAACCTTCTGGCCTGACTGTTTATCGGTCCATTGCTCGCTGGTGGCCAGGCTCAGGTTGGTTACCGCATTGCCATTTGGCAAATAGCGGACTTCTGGATCTTGGCCACAAGTGCCGACCAGGATGACTTTGTTTACGCCGCGTGCCATTTATGCCGCCTCCGTCAATTCAGCTTTTCGTTTGTCCTTGGCGGCATTGAGGCGAGCCAGGGGTTCAGGCATTTGTTCGGCAATGCGATACGCTGCCGAGTAAATGCTCTGCAGCTCCTGCATGGTTTCGGCGACGGGGATCTTTGAGATGGCCTCGTTTACAGCTTCGGCACCATGCTCATCCTGTTTCTTGCCGTCATTGAGCCAGGCGATCAGCCTGCGCCCGGTGTCTGCGCTGATGACCTCGGGCTGGTCGAAGATGCGCGTGCGGTCCTTTGTCGCGATTGCGACGTTCCCGTCATGCACAAGGTCCAGCACCACTGTGAACTCGTAGTCAGATCCTTCGCGCTGTTCTGACTTCATACCGAGCTTGATGATTTTCTTGCCTTCGCCCTGGACCGTCTCGGTCTTGCTGCGCATGGTGCAAATGATGTGCAGTGGGCTGGTGAGGATTCGGTCTACAAGCTTTCGGTGTCGCGGCGTCGTTTCGTTCCAGGCCGACCAGGTGTTGCCCTTGTACTTCTGCTTGGCGATTGCGTCGTTGATTTCCAGGCACCCGCCGGCGCCGATCCACTCATGCGAGTAGCTGTCGATTATGAGTACTGAATACCCCCCGGCCTCGGCCGATGAGATGGCATCGATATAGCGCTCGGGCGAGTAGGGCGCGCCCAGGCTCATCACATCAAAATCTGCGTATTCGGCATAAAGCGATGCGCTTTCATGCTCGGTATCGATTACCGCGATTTTTCCGCCGAGCCCGGTTGCGAGCAGAAGGGCGGAAAGGGTTTTCCCTGATCCAGAAGGGCCAGCAAGAGCGAGCCGTAGCCTCGCCTGCTTGCGTTCGGCTTTCTTGAACATTTGAGCTTCCTCAGCTTGGTTGGTTGTCCCACTGCCGCTGGATGCGGCGGGCTTCGTCTTCATACTCTTTGCGCTGCTCACCAGTGAATTGCTCCGGCGCGAAAGCGCCTACCTTCATCCAGTCAAGCTGGGCGGCAAGGCGTGGGTTCGTAATCATGAGAACCTCAAAAGTTGATCGTGATGTTCGGGACTTCGCCGCGGTAGATCTTCATGACCAGTGCTTTGGCCAGTTCCTCGGTCACGTTCATCGACATGATCGCCACCTTGGCCTCGCCCATGATTTTCGATTTGTGCGCGGTGTCTGCTGCCCGGGCTTCCTGCTGGCGAACGATCTCGGCTGCCGCAGCGTCGGCACGCTTCTGCTCTGCAATGCGAGCTTCCTCGACTGCTTTTTCCTGGCGCTCGGCCGCTTCTTTGCGCTCACGCTCGGCACGCTGATCAGATTCGATCTTCTCGCGCTTTGCCTGTTCTGCCTTACGCTCCGACTCGGCTGCGGCCAACCGTAGGTCGTTCTCGCGCTTATCTGCTGCGACCTTCTCGTCAGCGACGCGCTTCGCCTCCGCGTCTCGCTCGCGCTGCGCTTTCTGCTCTGTTTCGATACGAGCCTTATCAGCGGCTTCCTGGGCAATACGTGTTTCGCGGTCTTTCTGCTCTTGTGCCTCTTTCTCAGCACGCAGCTTGATCAGCTCGGCCTGTTCCGCCTCAAACTTCTCCTGGTCTTGCATCGCCTGGCGCAGGATGACCAGTGATGCAGCTTTGGCCCGGTGCGCGTCCGCCTCGAACTCTTCCAGTTCCTGGTTGATCTCGCAGCTATCAAGGTCTTGGATCTTGGCTCCGATCAAGGCCGCGCTCATGCCGGCGGTGTCAGTGTTCTCGATGTGCTTGATGACTGCTTGGTGCTGCGCCACCCGGGCATCCTCTGCGGCCTGCCATTCATTGAGTGGCCGGCGGACCTCTTCTTGAAGCGCCTCCAGGGATTCACGCATCCGCTTGCGCTCGGCGTCGATCAGCTTCGGCACTTCCTTTAGTTCGGCGACCAGCTTCTTACCGGCGTCATCGAGTGCCGTACGCGACTTAGCGACCTTGAAGGCTATCGATGCGATGGCTGCCCGACCTTTAGCGGTGCTGGTGTCAGGAACGAATGCCCGAACTTCGTCGCGAATTTTTTGCAGCCATGGCTCAAGGCCCTTTTCAGCGGAGAAGACTGCAAGAGCTGTCTCCTTAGGCGGCACGGCAGCAAGTTCAGTTTTTGTAGACATGACGATCCCTCGCCGCACACCAGTGCAGCCTTTGTTTTCAATTTAATAAGCGGCGATCCGGTGGCTCAGCCCCATAAGCTGGGCTGCCTGCGCCATCGTCTGTGGCTGTATCACGCCCAGGTTGCTAGCTACCCGCTTGATCACCACCAGATCATCCAGTGTCCGCGCCTTGTCGATGTAGCCGGCCAGGGTGACCAGCTTCGACTTGCTGTCTGTCAGCGCCATGCCGAGGTGAACAATGCTCAGTTGACGCACGTCCCGGCCCACTGCGGTGCTGACCGACTCGAAAACCTGCTCCAGCTTCTTCTTGGCGTAGTTCGCCTCGACCTGGGCGCGCTTGCGGTCATCGATTGCGGCGGCAAGCCTGGATTCCAGGTCCAGAACCAGCTCGGCAGACCCGCCAAGCTTTTCGATGCGCTCCCGTTCTGCCTGGCGGTGGGCAGCATCAAGCTCTTCGCGCTCGATCTTGGCGGTGGGCGCGGCGTGGGCAATCGTCCGAAGATCGGCAGCTGAGATGGGTGATTCACTTTCTTGAGACATAGAGCCTCCGGCGCGGCGCCAGAAGGCACCGACGGCGATGGTTGAAATGGGTGTTAGGCAGCAGTTGCGCGGCAGGACTTGTAGATTTCGTCGATACGAGCCTGAAACTCTCTCTGTTCGGTGTCGCTAATAACGCGCAGAAGGAATGCCAGGGTTATCGCCGAGCGCGCTGCGGCGCTAGCGTTCGGCTTCCCTACATCCCTGCAAAGGTCGGCAAGCTCGGCGTTTATCCAGCCGACAGCAGTGTCGTGGTCACGCTGCTGCAAGCTCACTGGGCACGCTCCAAGCTCCGGGCCAGGGCGCAGGCATCGTTGTGGTTGCGGCGGAACCCTTTCACCTTGCCGCTGGTGGAATCAACGACGTGGAAGAACTTATTGCCTGCCGGGACGACTCGAAACAGCGGCGAGGTCTTCGGTGCACTGGAACCGACCAGGCCAAGGCAAAGCGCCAAGGCCATATTGCGGCGCTGATTCATTGCGAGCGCTACATCACAGTAAGCGTGCTGACTTTGGTTCATGGTCGCCTCCAGGTAACGGTAAATTAGGATTCGTAGTCGGCGTAGTCAGCCAAGTCCGGGTGGTTGTGGTTTTCTTCGCCGCAAACCCGGCATTCCAAGTAGCTGCAATCGAAAGTCCCGTTGATCACCTGCGGATCCCCGGCCCAGTCGCGGACGAACTTCCAGTCATGATCGACTTCACCGTCGACGATTTCGCATTGCTTGTCGCTCATGGCGACCTCCAGTGTTTGGGGTTAGGCGGCTACCGTCTGATTCATCAGTTCGGCGTACGCGTTGAGCGCTTCTTCGCGGGTATCGCCGAATGCGTAGTTGGCCGACGACTGCAGGTCTTCAAACCCTTCGCCTACCACGCACCACGCGTTGCCGTCTTTCATCACGCGGATTGCCCACCAAGGCTTCTGAAATCCATCAGTGCGGCAGCTGTTGCAGGCCCATGTGCCGCCGTACACGAAGCCGGTTTGCTTGCACTGGCCGTGCGGGAATGGGTGGATGAAGTAGATCTGGCCGGCGCGGACCAATTCGTCCGCCTTGTCCCAGCCCTGCCCACGCTCAAAGCGAGCCGGTCCATCAGCCGTCGCATTGCGCTCAACGCCATGGACGCGAGAATTGAAGCCGCCGAGAAAGTTGCCGCCGAGCAGGCTCGCGTCGAAAATCTCATTCGCCATACGGATACGGTTCGTTTGCTGTTTCATGGTCAACTCCATTCGTTGGTTCACCTGTATTCGTCAACACTCATGCCTCCCGCTGGTTGCCGATGGGCGCGGGGGAGGAGTGCTGACGGGTAGAGGCGAGAAAAGGAAAGGCCCGTTGGACGTTCGGGGCTTTCACCGATGCAGTTGTTACTCTGAGTCGAGGGTTTTGGGCGGGACCATCAGCGCCAGAACGCCGAAAGCCCCGATCTAGAACGCCAGCGCTCACGATGGAAGCGCAGTGGACCGGTTGGCAGGCCGTCATCAGTTGGCGGTTCCGGCCGCGCATGGCTGAGCGCTGCGCCGATCAGGAGCAGTAGGAGCATGGTGATCTCCGGTTGGGTTGGGTGATGCAGATGCCCGGTGCTGATCTCCGGGTTGAGAGTCATGCCGCGGTCAGCGCCTTTCGGCTACCGCAATGCCAGTTATTACGAGCCGGTACCGCTCGGGCATAAAATAGTACTTAGCCGGTCAGCGTTCACTCTCGGAACTGTTAGTTTTCAAACCTGCCCATCAGCCTGGGCGTGCATCCGCATCGGACTGCAATCTCAGAGGGCGAACCCCCAGCCCGCCGTATTGGCTGCCCCGTGCTGGGCTGGCGGGTAACCGGTGTGCACGTTCCGGCGAGATTGCAGACCGATGCGCTCTCATAGAGAGGATCGGGCAGTTATAGCCAGGCTGGCTTTTGGCGCTGGTTGTTCAGTTGGCTTTTTCGGCAGCCTCGAATTCGCTACCAAGGATTTCGGTCAGCGCATCATTCGGCTTTGCGGATGTGCTGACATAGATGCAATCGTCGGTCACGATGTGCTTGTAGCCAGCAAAGAACAGCGTGCCACCACCCAAGCCCATCGAATCGAGGAAGGGCTGCATGTCAGACGTCTCTTTCGGCCTGCGCTCTTTGAAGTCATCGTTGAGTTTTTTAAGCTCGGCGTTCAGCGCTTTTCGCTCTTCTCCTTTTGTTCCAGGCGGCAAAGAGCGGCGCGGGAACTGGGAAAATCCTGTCTTCTCGTTCGGCTTGGTCCAGAGCGGCTGCGGCATCCGAGGATTGAAGCTCAGACCGTAGAAGCTCCTGCCGCTATGCCAGTCCGTGCGAATCAATGCTTTTGCACCCGGGAAGGTCGCTGCAAATGCATCTGCAGACACCTGAAGCCGGTCGCAGCCTTCGGTGTAAGTTTTCCAAGCTGCCAGGACACCGGCATCGCTTGTCTTGTAGTAGGCCATCGTCTTGCCCTCCGTTGATTTCCAATGCCGCCTCATAGAAGCGGCATCAGTAAATCTGTGGGTGTTTCATCTCCACCACGCGCATCGCCCGATTCATATCTCTGGCCGGCGTCACACATTTCGTGGACGGTGTTCTTCGCCGACCGGCTTGCGTGGTTTCGCGTACTCACATCTGGTGAGCACGGCCAGTTCCAGAGCTGGCGTGGAGATCGAATTTATTGCTCGCGCTGTGCCCATTGCTGGGGATCGATCTGCGAGGTTCCCGTGCTGTTAAAGAGCGGCGGGCGGTGAGGCCCTGGCGAGTCCCTGTTGGGTGACTCGATGGAGTGACTATACGAATCCTCATAATTTACGTCAATACGTTTATGCATAATATTTTTCATGGACGTAAAAAAGCCCGCTCGATGCGGGCCTGGTCTATTCAATAATGAGTCAGCGTATTGAGATTCGGTATCGCTTATTCGACTGATTCAGCTGGGCCTGAACCACTACCGGTATGTTCCCGCTCACGGTTGGGCGTATCGCCTCGTATGAACATGGGACGATCGGGTAAAAGGACGAGACGTCAGCCTTGTTCGGTATGAGCTTCAGGTTGAGAAGGTCGTATTTGCGAGCGATGTCGGCCATCAGAGTGGTGCAGATTGCCGATCCGTTGTCGGCGAGTTTCGGCTCGCTGGCCTGGATCCTTTCTGTCGCGCGCTGCAGCGAGATCACCTGAAGCCTCAGTGGTGCAAGGTCTGGATTTTCGACGTAGCCAGAGTCATCGCACCGCAAAGCCTTCATCGACGCAGCCACCTGATTTGACCTCAAATTGAGCTCGCCGATGGCAGTACATGCAGCGCTGCCGTAGTCGCCACTGGCAACGCAGGCGGGTGCGCTCGCCAAGTACTGGCGGTCAATGTCGCGAAGCTCCGACGTATCGCAAGCAGCCGCAAGTGCGGCGCCTGGAGAAAGGAGGGCGATCAGGAGGGGGAGATTCTTCATAGCGTGACCCACACCATAGCTCAACAGTTGAGCGTGCATTGTAGGTCGTTTCGCTAGGCAATTCTGCTGGGTAGCAGCGCTATAGCACGGAGCGCGGCCACTTGGCGTCTACGACGCGGCCAACCACTGACCAGGTGTCGTCCACTTCAACGGTGGGGAAGGCTGGGTTCAGTGGCTTGAGGTAAGCCCTGCCGGAATCCCAGATGAATTGCTTGAACGTGGCTTCGTTGGTGTCGATTAGCTTGGCCACGACATACTGACCGTTCTCCACGTCGCCACCGGGCGCCACCAAGATCAGCATCCCTTCACTGAAGCTCATGCCGTTGGTGGAGGTCATCGAGGGGCCCTTCACCTTGAGCCAAAAACCGTTAGGGCCGGCCCAGGCGTCAGAAGGGTGCATCGCCTCAAAGTCGCCTACGTTGAACAAGTCCATTGCCTCCGCTGCAACTCCTGCCTGCACCCAGCTTATCTCTGGGTATTCGTAGTACCGGTTCGGCCCAGTAGCCGCTTCCACGTTCGCGTCAAAAGTTTCGTCACCAGTGCCGTACATGAGCCATTCCGGGGAAACCTTCAGCGCCTTGGCCAGCTTTGCGATTGTCGGCATGCGCGGGCTCGCACTCTCGCCGGAAAGTATCCGGTTGATCGTGGGCTGAGGAACAGATGACCTCTTGCCGAGCTGGGTCTCGTTCAGACCTGCGTCGACCATTTTTGCGCGTATGCGCCCAGCGATATCCATGACTCACCAAATATACGAATGCGGATTATGAGAATTCTATTGCATGGAGCAATGCATATTCGTATGATTTGTCATGCAAAACCTCATAGGATTCCAGTCATGACAGTTCAAGAGATGTTGAATCGCCTTTTCCAGCTCGGGCTGTCGCAGACAGAAGTAGCTGAACACTGCGGCACCACGCAGGCCACGATCTCCCGCGCAACCAGCGGGACGATGGTCGGCTACAGCACCGGCAAGGCCATTGAGCTGCTGCTTGCTGAGCGTGAGAAGACCGCCAAGAACACCGAATTCCAAGCCGCTTAAACCCATTCCAATCACACAAGGAAACACAGATGTCGTACTTCGCACCTGACCACCTCCACGACAAGCCAACCAAGGTTCGCCTGGATGAGGTCGCCGATGACTTGCTGACGGCTATGGCGCGCTTTCAGCGGACCCAGAAAGCCGTGCTCGCTCGCGAAATCCTGGAGCGCGGCCTGAACCAGATGATGGAAGAGCTTAACGCGAAAACAGACGTGGCCTGAAGTAGCCGAGGAGGCCCTGTGCCTGAAAGAAAACCGCTGGAAATCCAGCTCGACTGGCAGGGACTCGCTGATCTGGAGCTATTGGCCAGACGCAACGGGGTAACACCAGAAGAGATGGCCGCAACAATCATGAACCGGGCGATGGACCGAATGACCCGGCAACCAAAGAGCCGGAGCAACGTCGCTTCCATAGGACGGAAGGGCCAATAAGCCCCTGAGGGACTCATGAGGAACTGCCAATGAAACACTCAACCACCAAATCGCAGGCACAAAAAAGCCGGGGCGCAATCCCGGCTTCTTGTGCAGCTATTACAACTAAGTTCTGGAGCGAATAATGCCTATTCCCCAATCAATCGTCAACACCAACGAATCCGCGCCACGTTTTATGCAATCGCAAAACGTGGCGCGGACTATGTCTTCAGTAGAGCTGCGTGATCTTGTAAATGATGCGCGCATCCGTGCAGGTGAGCCGAAGGTCAGGAACGATCAGTTCATCATCCGTGTGGAAGATGAGCTTTCGGGAGAGTTGGGGGTATGCAGTTTTATTGCACACCCCCAGAGCGGGGTCATGATGGCCTCGTACGACCTGACCCTGGATCAATGCACACTGGTGGGCATGCGGGAATCCAAGGCCGTTCGCCGCACCGTGCTGCAAAAGATCAAGGATCTGGAAGGGCCTAAGCAGCTCTCCACCATGGATATCCTGCAGATCGCAATGGAGTCTGAAAAGGCCCGCTTGATGCTCACCGCCCAGGTCGAGCAGCAGGCCACCAAGATCCACTCCCTGGAGAACCTGTTCAAGGAGGGCATGACGCACACCCAGTTCTGCAAGGGCCTCAATGGGGTCAACGTCATGCAGGTGGGGAATTACCTGGAAGTCCGCAACTGGCTCTATAACGAGAGCAAGTCTGGTACCCGTCACCGTGTAGGCTCGTACGCCCGCGACAAGTACATGACCGAGCACCAGGTCGAAGTGACCCCGCACGGAAAAGACCCGTTTATCTCCTACACGCCCATCCTGCTGAAGAAGGGCGCTGCACGCCTGTACGACCTGTACCTGGCCGGCGAGCTGCCAATGAAGAAGACCTGGGACGGCCTATTCACTCACGACAAAGCGTTGCGGGGTGCTGCATGACTGATCTACCCCGCCAATTCAAAGGCGTGTGGATTCCTGCCGAGGTCTGGCTGGACCGTTCGCTGTCTATCACTGAGAAAGTGATGATGGTCGAGATCGGTAGCCTGCAAGACCCTGTCAGGGGGTGCTACGCCAGCAACAGCCATTTCGCCAGGTTCTTTGGCCTGTCGAGTTCCCGCGTCTCTGAAATCATCAGCGCGCTTTCTTCCAAGGGCCTTTTGCGGGTCGAACTGATCCGCGATGGTCGGCAGGTTGTGGAGCGCCGCGTGCGCCTTTCTGACCTATTCGGAAAGTCGAATACCTATTCGGAAAAGGCGGCGACCCTATTCGGAAAAGGCGGTGACCCCTATTCGGAAAAGGCGGAGGAGAGTAATACAAAGAGCAACAGTACATCTGAGGGTGAAAAGCGCGGCTCAGCCAAGGCTTCCCCGTCCGCTTCGCGCAAGGCCTCGAAGTTCGATCCTCTCATTGCGCGCCCTCTCAGCGTCAGCGAATCAACCTGGGCTGACTGGTGCCAGCACCGCCGCGAAATCAAGAAGCCTCTGACCGCCACCACCTGCGCCAAGCAAGCCAAGACCCTGGCCGGTCACCAAGACCCTGACGCCGTGATCAACCAGTCCATCAGCAATGGCTGGACCGGTCTGTTCCCGGAGAAGGTTGTGGCGGGCGGCAGGACTGTCGGTAATGGCCCTGACTTCTACGACCAGTCGTGGCGCACCGATACGAGTGATGACCTATGAAGAACGTCACTCAGATGATCCCCGGCGCTGCTCGGGCGCTGGGAACTGCCGCCCCTTATCAGGCCCCGGCGCAGATCGGCAGCCAGCTTGGAGTCGTGGACGACGCCACCGGTGAAGTGGTTGAGCGCCTGTTCCGCCAGTTGCAGGCCATCTTCCCGGCCCACAAGCAGGCATGGCCTGACGACAAGGCCAAGGCCGCGGCGATGCGCAACTGGACAATGGGCTTCATGGCCGCCGGCATCCGCTCACTGGAGCAGATCCGTTATGGAATCGAGCAGTGCCGGAAAAGCGGCTCACCGTTCGCTCCAAGCGTTGGCCAGTTCATAGGCTGGTGCACGCCTGGACCTGAGGCGTTCGGCTTGCCAGCGAGCGCTGACGCATGGGTGGAGGCACTGATGGGCGTCTACAGCCACGACGGCGTGCGCATCGCTGCCAACGAGACTGGAATCTTCGACCTGCGCGCCGCCAAGCAGGAAGACAAGGGGTTGCGCCAGCGCTTCGATCACAACTACGCGATCGTGATCCGCCGCGCCCAGGAAGGTCAGCCGCTGGACGGCAAGATCCTGACCGGCATCGGCCACGACAGCCAGAAGACGGCCTTCGAATTGGCAAACGAACTGGCCGACCAACAAACCCAAGCGCGAATCCTTCAGCAGGGCATCCCGACTGACGGCAAATCAGCGCGTGCGCTGCTGCTGGCGAAAATGAACATCAAGCGCGAGCCGGTGTGCGGCGCGGAGAAGCGGACATGACCGACAAGATGCGTGAAGAGTTTGAGGCCGCTGTTGCTTTGGAAGCCAAAGAGCCCGTGCTTGCGGTCTACCTGAGCCGCCGTGACGACACCTACAGCACCAGCACCCTCCACTTCGCATGGTGGGCTTGGAAAGCCTCCCACGCAGCGCTGCTGAAAAAGCAAGTCAAGGAGCAAGAAGAGTTCCTTGACCACCTTGCCGACTTTGAGCATGAGGACACCCTCCATGACTGACATCAGCGAAAAAATGCGTGAAGAGTACGAAGCATGGGTTCTCAGCGAATACCCGAACCAGCGCATGAGCAAGTTTGCTGACGGCGAGTACCACAGCACCACGATTCAGTACTGCTGGCTTGCATGGCAGGCCGCGCGACTTCCTGCCGGCGTCGTTTCAGCAACCGCATGGCGGGTAGTCGACGCCAAAGGCAAGCGTTTCACCGTTTACAACAAGGATCTGGCGATGGCTATCAGCGATGCTGGGCTGCACGTCGCCCCAATGTGTGACGTTCCGCCAGAGGGATGGGAGTGCAGTCGCGTGTCCGGTCATGAGGGCCCGTGTGCTGCATTCGAGGTGGCGCCATGAATCTCTCGGCAGAAAACATCGTAAAAATACGCGATCTGGTGCGCAGTGGTTATCCGCTCAAGACGCGTGATGCCAAAGACTTGCAGGGTCACAACGACCACCTGGTCGAACTGCTGGAAGCTCGAGGCCGTTTGATGCTCGGCGTTGAGATCGAGCGCGACCAGCTCAAGGCCGAGAACGAGGCGCTGCGCAAGGATGCTAGTCGGTGGCGTGCATTCATCAACTGCGCCCGCATCAAGTTCTTCGGATGGGCCGGGTACGGGGAGAAAGACCCCTATGGAAACAGCCCTGGCAACTACCGGCACTTCGGCGGTGAGTTCTGGACGATCCACGACGCGCCAACTGCCGACAAGGAGAAGGCCGCCGAGATCCTGAACGGTTTCGCTGACGCAGCGGTCGCCGCCATGGGCAAAGGAGAGAAGCCATGACCAGCCTCCAGATCCGCAACGAATCAGACCGCGCCCGAGTGCTTGGCCATATCGCTGGCATGGACATCACCAAGCCCAAGAAGCTGGCCATCACCGAAGTGGACCGCAGCGGGGAGCAGAACAAGGCTCTGCACGCGGCGCTGGCCGATATCGCCACCCAGGTCGAGCACGCCGGGAAGAAATGGGACGTCCTGATCTGGAAGCGACTCCTGACGGCCGCCTGGCTGCGCGAGTCGGGCGACCAGCCGCAGATGATCCCTGCGGTAGACGGTCACGGCTTCGACGTCATCTACGAGCGCACCAGCAAACTCACCGTGAAGCAGTGCGGCGAGTTGATCGAGTGGGTAAGTGCATTCGGCGCCGAGCACCAGGTGCGGTGGACGCAGAAGGACAACTGGGGAGGACGGTACTGATGAGGCATAACTTCAAGCCGGGCGACCTGGCGCTTGTCATTGACGCATCAATTGAATCAAACCTCGGCATGGTTGTTGAGCTGATTCGGAAAACCAGTGATTCGACAATCACTCTCCCGGATGGTGGAAGGGTGGGCAATCCAGAGATGAAGGTTTGCTGGGTGGTGGCGGCGGACGGGCTTGTAACCACAAACAAGCTCAAGCCAGAACCATTCAAGGTCAAGTACGCAGCTGTTCCTGAGCGCTGCCTGATGCCCCTTCGCGGCGATTTCGCGCCCGAGCAGCAGAAAGCCAAGGAGGCAGAGCCATGCGCGTAGCCATCGAGAAGAAGGCGCCCAAGCCCAAGACCTGCAAGAACCCAGCATGCAGGGCCTCATTCGTCCCGCAGCGCCTCGGTCAGGCGGTGTGCAGCCCTAAGTGTGCACTGGCCACCGTAGAGGTGCAGAAGGCCAAGGAGAAGAAGTCGCTGGCCCAGGCCGGGCGCCGGGATATCAAGGTGCGCAAGGAGGCCCTGAAAAGTCGCGGCGACCACATTCGCGAAGCCCAGCAGGCGTTCAACGAGTACATCCGCACCCGGGACCAGGCCGCCGGCCACCTCTGCATATCCAGCGGCAAGCCATTGGACTGGAGCGGCAACGCGGTAGATGCAGGCCATTACCGCAGCGTCGGCTCAGCTCCGCACCTGCGCTTCGATGAGCGTAACTGCCATGCCCAGAGTAAGCAGGACAACCGGTTCCTGTCCGGCAACGCCGTGGACTACCGGATCGGCCTGATCGCGCGCATTGGCCAGGAGGCGGTCGACGCCCTGGAATCCGACCAGAGCGTGCGCAAGTACACCGTGGATGAGATCAAGGCCATCAAGGCCACGTACCGGGCAAAGACCAGAGAACTGAAGAGGGGCGATGCAGCATGATGAAACTCAATTCGGCGCGGCTCGCATGGCATGACGCGCTGTACACCCCGTGGGACAGCCAGGGATCCCACATTGAGCAGATTGGCCTTCTTGGCTGCTCGGTGCAGAAGACCGAGAAGTCGGTGAACAGCCGGCACGCGATGCAGCAATCGATCTCGGCACGTATCCAGCACGCTATAGCGTCACTGCCGGATGACCTACGCGCATTCGGCAACCACATGTACAGCCCGATCGCCACGGACGACGAGAAGGATGAAGCCGAGGACTTGTTGTTTCAGGTTGCCTACCAGAATTCCTCTCGGCTCGCTGTGATGTCCGCCGCCAAGATGATGCGCGCCCGGTATGTGTGCGCGGCCATCCTTCACCGGTACCGTCGAATAAATCAGGGTGGTCAGGGTGAGGGAGTCGACCCGCTGCCGACCGTGTTCAAGCTTCGGGTATGGATATACGACACCTACGGCATCGAACTACCAGGTGATCAGTGGGCGAGGGACTGGGGGGATTTTGTTGGACACTGTTTCGATGCGTGCAACTGGCTGGACAAGGAGGCGCTGGTGCCAGTTTCGAGTGCAATCAAAATGATGAAGGAAGCTGCTTGACGCCATGTCGGCGATTTGGCACTATTTCGCCATCCTGATAATTTTGCCTTCGGCAACTTAATCACTGATCCAAGAAAACCCGGCCACCGCGCCGGGTTTTTTATTGCCTTAATTCTACTGCCGGTAGGTGCGCATGAAGCTGAAGACCAGAATCAACACGCTGGAGCGCGCCCGTACGGCCTGGGAAGCAGTTGCGCGGCAGGTTGGCGAGACAAACTTTTCGCGCCATCCGCAGACCGGCGAATACCTGCATCCTGGTGTCGCTATGGGCTGGCGCATCCACAAGAAGAATCTGTAGTTTCACCTGTAGCCAGGACAGCCCTCGGGAAGGCCTGGACGTCGATAGCCGGATAGTGCGACGTACGGAATCAACACCGGCAGCCCGCGCACTCTGACCTCACATGCTTGTGGAGTGGTGCGAGACAGGAAGGGCGCGATCGATGCATTGGGGCGTCGACACCTGGATCGTCTTCGGCAGACAGCGCGGAAAGACGCGCGCACCTATTCAGGGCCTCGACATTGATCGGGGCCTTTTCGTTTTCGGCCCCGCCACACCCATTGCCCCGAGCTGGGAGTGCTGCCGGGGCTGATTCAATTTGCCGCTGCTCCCCAGCGTTTGGCCGACCACACCGGCCCTTTTATTCCTGGTGCCCCCCTATGACAGAAGTGTCGCGCATTGCAGACAGCACCGCGTTCAAGGTCGCCGTGCCGATACTGCAAACGATTCTGTCGGCTGGAGCCATTGGCGCTTTCGTGTACGTGGTCGGGTCACTTGGATCTCTCCAGGTGCAGCTGGCCCTGTATCAAACCAACCAGGCCTTGATCGGCCAGAGGGTGGAATCCTTGGAGCGCTCGAGGGAGTCGACAGACAAGTTCGTCGACTCCCTCAGAATCACCACCCAGCGCCAGGAGTTCCAGATCAATCAAGTAGGTGAAAGCCTGCGCGACCTGGTGAAGAACGGACGCCCAAAATGAGAATCGTGCTGATCGTGATGTTCCTGATTGCCGGGTGCACGACCAAGCATGTTCCGCCACCCCAGATCACCTACACGGTATCCGGCCTCACTGCCTCAAACTGCGCACCGTCAGAGCGACTGGCTCGACAACTGCGAGAGGCCCTGAAGAGTCGCGATGAATGGAAGCTCTACGCCGAAAGGCTTGAGAAACTCCCCGCAGCGAAGATATCCCATGACCCTAATCCCTGAATGGCGAAAGTTCTGGCGCATGACCAGTGTTCAACTGGCAATCATTGGTGTTGCCCTCAACGCGGCGGCCGCTGGTTGGTCCGCATTCCAGGGCGCAGTGGACCCGCTCATCTTCGCCTCGGTGAACATGATCCTCGGTATCGGGGTCGCAGTGTTCCGGGTTATCCAGCAGCCGGCACTGCGCACTGACGACAAGCCGGACGAACCAACGAATTAAGCGCGCCACGATTTGGCGCATTCGAAAACGTGGCGCGGAGAATTGACATGGCATTGACCCCGAAGCAGGAGGCCTTCTGCCTGGCCTACCTGAAGACGGGTAACGCCAGTGAGGCCTACAGGCAGGCATACGCTGCCAAGGACATGAAGGCGGCGACGATTAACCGGAAGGCAAAGGATCTTCTGGATAACGGCAAGATCGCGGCAAGGCTTGCTGAGCTCAACCAGTCGGCCGTCACTGACTCGGTAATGACTCGTCAGCGCGCCCTAGAACGGTTGAGTCTGATAGCCGAGACATCCATCACCGACATCCTCGAGTTCGACCAGCGCGAGATTGAAGGCCCAGAAGGCCCCGTCAGCGAAACCATCTGGCGCATGAAGGACAGTGTCGAGATTCCGGAAGTGGCAGCGGCCACCATCAAGTCGGTGACCATGACTAAGTTCGGGCCCAAGATCGAGATGTACGACCGCCTGAGCGCGATCCAGCAACTCGCCAGGATGCAAGGCTGGGAGTCGGCGCAGAAGCACGACCACACCAGCAGCGATGGCAGCATGAGCCCCAAAGGGAAGTCGCTGGACGACTTCTACACCGGCGATGTACCAGCTTAACCCGAACCTTCGTGAGTTTTGGCGGATCAGGAAGCCGTACAAGCTTCTGAAGGGTGGGCGGTTCTCATCGAAGACCCAAGACGCGGGCGGCATGGCTGCCTTCCTGGCTCGCAACTACACGGTGAAGTTTCTTTGTATTCGCCAGTTCCAGAACCGTATCGCCGACTCGGTGTATACGGTCATCAAGGAAAAGATCAACCAGGCCGGGTGGACGGAGGAGTTTGATATCGGCGTATCGTCGATCAAGCACCGAAAAACCGGTTCTGAGTTCCTGTTCTACGGCATTGCGCGGAACCTGAACGACATCAAGGGTACGGAGGGTGTCGACATCTGCTGGATCGAGGAGGGTGAAGGCCTCACCGAAGATCAGTGGAAAGTCATTGACCCCACAATCCGTAAGCAGGGTTCGGAGATCTGGATTCTTTGGAACCCGGACCTGATGACCGACTTTGTCCAGGCCAAGCTACCAAAGCTGCTGGGCGACGACTGCGTCATCAAGCACATCAACTACGGCGACAACCCGTTCCTTTCCGATACTGCACGCTCAAAGGCGGAGCGGTTGAAAGAGGCAGATGAGGAGTCGTACAACCACATCTACCTGGGCCAGCCGCGCACCAACGACGATGCGGCCGTAATCAAGTTCTCCTGGGCGGAGGCGTGCGTTAACGCGCACCTGAAGCTGGGCATGAGCTTGTCCGGCGCCAAGGCTGTTGGTTATGACGTGGCGGACAGCGGTGACGACAGCAATGCCTGCGCGCTGTTTGACGGGGCGATCTGCTTTGACATGGATGACTGGAAGGCCGGCGAAGACGAGCTGAATGAGTCAGCCATGCGGGCCTGGTCTCACGTAAAAGGCGGCCGGCTGATCTACGACAGCATCGGTAACGGTGCTCACGTAGGCTCAACCCTGAAGGCGGCTCGCATTCATGGCGGGTACTTCAAGTTCAACGCCGCCGGCGCCATCGTCAATCCTGAAAAGGAATACGCGCCGAAGATCAAGAACAAGGACAAGTTCGAGAACCTGAAGGCCCAGGCCTGGCAGGACGTGGCCGACCGCATGCGCAACACGTTCAACGCAGTCACCAAGGGGCACAAGTTCAAGGCGTCCGACCTGATCAGCATTTCCGGCGATCTGCGAAAGATCGAGCAACTCAAGCTCGAGCTGTCCACTCCACGCAAGCGCTACAGCAAGCGCGGGCTGGATATGGTTGAGACCAAGGATGAGCTGGCCCGGCGCAGTGTCGCGTCACCCAACCTGGCTGATGCATTCGTGATGGGTGCATGCCCGCACCTGGTAGCCAACTCGAGACCAATCCGCGACCTCCTATAACCCAATCGGTGACCCCATGAGCAAGAAGGGCTTAGTGCCAGCAGACAAAAAGCTGGGCAAAGCCCTTGTGCGGGCCGCCCAGAAGTACGAGGCGCAGATCAAGTCGTCGAGTGATGGACTGGTGAACGTCGTGTCCGGACTGGGCACGCAGAAGGCCAAGCGGTCCCACAACCAGTTCCAGTACGGGTTCCTGAACGACTTCCAGCAGTTGGACGCGGCGTACCAGACCAGTTGGCTTGCCCGGGCAATCGTGGACTACCCGGCCGAGGACATGACTCGCGAGTGGCGCACCCTCAAGTGCGACGACGCGGACGTGATCCGGGCCGAGGAAGACCGCCTGCAACTGCCGGCGATGGTGAGCGAGGCCACCAGCTGGGCTCGCCTGTATGGTGGCGCCGGCATCCTCATGCTGACCAATCAGGACCTGACCAAGCCGCTCAAGCCGGAGAAGATCAAGAAGGGCGGCCTGTACCGCCTGCTGGTGATCGACCGTTTCGACATGACGGCGATGGACCTTAACCAAACCAACATCCTGGCCGCGAACTACTTGCAGCCGGAGTTCTACACGATCGCCGCCGGCGCCCAGCAGATCCACTGGACGCACTTCGCCCGGTTCGCCGGTGCCAAGCTGCCACGGCGCCAGCGCGCGCAGACGCAGGGCTGGGGTGACTCAGAGCTGCGCAAGTGCCTCGACGACGTGATGGATATGGTCGCCAGCAAGGACGGCATCGCCGAGCTGATGCAAGAAGCGAACGTCGACATCATCAAGCGCGTCGGCCTCTCGGATGAGCTTGCCAGCGACCAGGACGACGCCATCACGGCGCGCTACGCCCTGTTCAGCATGATGAAGTCCTCGATCAACCTGGCGCTTCTGGATGACGAAGAGACCTACGACCGCAAGACCCTGGACCTGTCCGGGGTGGCTCCGGTGCTCGACCTACTCATGACCTGGATTGCCGGTGCCGCCGGCATCCCGGTTACGCGCCTGTTCGGTGAGTCTGCCAAGGGGCTGGGCAACGACGGGCAGGGTGATGACACCAACTACTACAACCACCTCTCATCGCGGCGCCTGACCCAGATTGACCCGGGCCTGCGTCAGCTTGACGAGGTGATGGTGCGCTCAGCGACAGGCCGCTGGCTCGACGATTTCAACTACATCTGGAACCCGTTCAAGCAGCCTGACGCTGTGCAGATCGCCGCCGCGAACAAGTCCAAGGCCGAGACCGACATCCTGTACAAGGACGCCGCCATCGTCACCACCAGCCAGATCCAGCGCCGCCTACAGGCTGAAGAGCTCTACCAGTTCGACGACGACAAGATCGCGGCGCTGGAAGAGGACGAGGACCTGACCATGTTCAACGACCCGCCAACCGATGGCGATCAACCAGATAAAGGTGATGACGAATGACCGACCAAGCGATTGAGCAAGAGATTCAAGCCAAGGGCCTGACCGCGCCGCGCGTCACTCCAGCAGACCTGCAAGCCAATATCGTCAGCGAGCACTATTTCACCGCTGCTGATGGGGCATATGGGGCTGAAGGGTTCCAAGATTTCCAGCATGCACGGTTTGAAGATCAGCCGGCATCTCTTCATTTGCTGACCTTCTGTGTTTTGGTCTTGCGCAACGGCTTCACTGTCACCGGTGAATCGGCCTGCGCCAGTCCGGATAACTTCGACGCCGAAGTGGGCCGCAAGATTGCCCGCCAGAACGCCGAACAGAAGATCTGGCCACTGATGGGCTATGAGCTGCGGAGCAAACTGGCGGGTTAATCGACATGGACATGATCGGCATCCAGTACAACGCCCAGCTGCAGCGGCTGGTCAAGCAGGTCAAGGCGTCGATCAGCAAGGAGATCATGCCGCTGGTTCGCCAGTTGGCGCCGGAGTACACGCAGGACGCGGTGGTCACGACTGATGCTTGGTCTGACCTGATCCTCAACGCCATGTCCACGCTGGTTAGCCGCTGGTCGTCACCGACGGTTCAGGCCGCTGGTGCGCGCATCGCTGGAGAGTTCGTTCAATCGTCGCTCAAGAAGTCCGAGCGCGACCTGAAGAAGTCGGCCGGCATAGACGTGTACAGCGGCAACACCGCCATGCAGGACTATCTGAAGGCCTCGGCCCAGCAGAACGCCCAGCTGATCAAGTCCATCCCTGCCAAGTACCTGGAAGAGGTGCAGACGCTGGTGATGGCGAACATGCGCTCCGGCATGCGGCCTGGCTACATCGAGCGCGCCTTGCAGGAGCAGTTCGGCGTGACGCAGCGCCGCGCCAAGATGATTGCCCGCGACCAGGCATCGAAGATCAACGGCGAACTGGCTGAGAAGCAGCAGAAGGGCGCCGGCTTCGAGTACTTCCAGTGGATCGACTCCGACGACAGCCGTGTCCGGCACCGTCACCGCGATATCGCCAACAAGGTCACCGCCTACGGCAAAGGGATCTACCGCTGGGACGACCTACCGCTGAGTTCTGATGGCGTCCCGATCAAGCCCGGATCCGACTATCAGTGCCGATGCATCGCGCGCCCAGTTAGCGCTCGCGAGGTCAAGGCCAACCAGGACGCAGGTCGCACAGCGCCGGGCGTCTACCGCTAATTCATCCAATCCGCGAGGCCGCAACATGAAGTGCACGGTTTTCGACCGGGCTGGGTATCGCATCACCCAGCGAGAGTACACCGACGAGGGCTTCCTGAAGGTGCCGGCCAGGGTGGCCCGCACTGGGATTCAGGAGTACCTGGCCCGAGAGCTTGGGCTCGACGGCGACCCGAATCGCATTGTTCGCGTGTATCGGCCGCCGGAAGAGGTTTTCTCGCCTGATTCGCTGGGCACCTACGACTCCAGCGACATCACCAACGATCACCCGAAAGAGCTTGTCACTGCGCTGACCTACAAGGGCGTGGCGGTGGGTGTGGTGCGGGGCCCTGGGCGCCGAGATGGCGACTTTGTCGCCGCCGACCTGATCGTCAAGGACCAGAAGACCATCACCGACATCAATGCCGGTAAGTGCGAGGTCTCCGCAGGCTACACCGCAATTTACGACCACGCGCCAGGCGTCACCGAAGACGGCCACGCGTACGAATACATCCAGCGTGAAATCCGAATCAACCACGTTGCAATCGTTGACCGAGCAAGGGCGGGCGCCAATGCCCGCGTTTTTGACCACAACCCAGGAGGCAACACAATGCCTGTACTTATCACCACCGATAGCGGGCGCAGCGTTGATGTTGCTGATCCTGCGAACGCCCAAGTGGTCGCCGACTCGTTCGACCGATTGCTGAAGCGTGCCACCGATGCGGAAACCAAGGCTGATAAGGCCCAGGCGACCGCCGACAAGGCTGCCGAAGATCTGGCCGAGGCCCGCAAGGCTTCGAGCGATGTCGCAATTGGCGAGCGCGTCAAGGCAATCAGCACCACCCAGGCCCTGGCGCGCAAGGTCGCCGGCGACGATTTCACCTGTGACAGCCTCGACGTGATCGAGATCAAGCGCGCCGCACTGGCCGTGGCCCTGCCTAAGCGTGACTGGTCGGACAAGTCCGCCGGCTACGTTGAGTGCGCCTTCGACGCCGAGTCCGACAAGGATGAGGACGAAGATGACGACAAGGACGAGAGCGGCAAGAAGAAGGTCAAGTCGCCAACCGGTGACACCGCGGCACTCTTCGCTCAGTTCGTGCAGTTGGCCAAGGATGGTGCGACCCCGGCCGCGACCGCCGATGCGGCGCCTAGCCCGTACCAGCTGCACAAACAGCGCCTCTCCAACGGGCACAAAGCCGCCCACGCACAGAAAGGAGCCTAACCATGCCTGTTATCGGTGGTAACGCGATTCAACATGGTGAAGCGTACGAGGGCATGCCCGCTGACGCCGAGCTGTACAACCACGTCTCCAAGCTCAACAACACCGCCGCCGCCATTGCGTACGGCCGTGGCGTTGTGAGCGACACGGTAGACCCTGATGGCAGCGCCATGTTGCCGAACGGCACCAGCACCGCCGGCAAGTTCATCGGCGTAGTTGTGCGCGAACTGAACCGTGCGTATCCGGAAGGCCAGTTCTTCGGCGCTCCGGTTGCTCGCGACATGACTGTTCGCACTGCTGGCCCTATCTGGGTCCGCGCGCTGGTGGCCGTGGCCAAGGATGATCCGGTCTATCTGGTCATCGGTGATGGCACAGGCGTCAACCAGGGCCGCTTCTCCAACGTGGCCGGCACTGGCCCAACCGCCGCCGTGCTGATCCCGAACGCCAAATGGGTCAAGTCCGGTGCTGCCGGTGCCCTGGCTAAAATCTCGCTCGTAATCGGGGGCTAATCGACATGTCGAAGCTTAAGAAAATAGTCGTGGCCATCGACGCGGCTATCGCGTACCAGATCGGCCGCGATGCGCAAGAGGTCACCTTCAATGATGGCCTGCCGACCGTCGATGACGGCCTGGCGTTCTACATCAGCCAGCTGGCGAACCTGGAATCTCGTATCTACGAGGCCAAGTACACCAGCATCAACTACGACGAACTGATCCCGGTTCAGACTGATGTGCCTGAATGGGCCGATAGCTGGGACTACATCAGCTACGACGCAGTGACCCTGGGCAAGTTCATCGGTTCCAGTGCCGACGACCTGCCAAACGTCGCGCTGTCCGCCAACAAGTCGTCCGTGCCGATTGGTTACGCCGGCAACATGTACGACTACAGCCTGGACGAGCTGCGCAAGTCGCAGCAGCTGCGTATCCCTCTGGATACCACCAAGGCCCGCGCGGCTTTCCGTGGCGCCCAGGAGCACACCCAGCGCGTGGCTTACTTCGGTGATGCTAAGCGAAACATGGGCGGCCTGTTCAATAACCCGAACCTGGCTCTGTCCAACTCCACCCTCGACTGGTTTGCGCCGGGTACCACCGGCCTGCAGATCGTTCAAGATGCCAACCAGTTGCTGGTAGACGTATGGGTCAATTCTGCCAACGTCCACCTGCCAAACGCTGTCGTCCTCGACGCGCGTCGGTTTGCATTGATGGCCTCAACTCCGATGTCGGCTCAGTGGCCGAACATGACGATTCTGGAGTACTTCAAGCGCAACAACCTGTACACCTCGATCACCGGGCGTGACCTTCCAGTGTTCAGCCGTCTGCAACTGTCCGCCGCCCAGCTGGCAGCCAACGGCGTGTCCAACGGCAACAAGGACCGCATGATGGCCTATGAGCTGAATGACGAAAACCTCGCGATGCAGGTCCCCATCCCGTGGCGCTCCCTGGCTCCGCAGATGCACAACCTGATGGTCAAGGTACCGTGCGAGTACAAGATCAGCGGCGTTGAATTCCGCTATCCGTTCTCTGGCGCATACCGCGACCAGGCGTAACCCATCCTTGGCCGCCACCGCTCTGCCCGGGGCGGCGGCCAATGACTCCGGGCGAGGATTCGACATGTTCCTGAAGAATGAAGCAGCACGACTGATCACCATCAACCACCTGGTGGGCGAGACCGAGACCAGCTACCCAATCCTGCCGGGTGAAAACCCAGCCGTGGAAGTGCCGGATGCGGTGGCCAAGATCGATTTCGTCAAAGCCCTGCTCAAGAACGGCGACCTGCGCCGTGTTGGCGCGGACGAGCTGGAAAGCGACGACGATGACAAAGGCGACGACGAGCTCGAAGCTCTACGCGCCGAAGCCGAAGAGCTCGGCATTGAAGTCGGTCGTTGGGGCGCTCCGCGCCTGCGCACTGAAATCGCCAAAGCCAAGGCTGCCAAAGGCGAGTAACACCCGGGCGCCTGGCGCCCATCTATTCATACCGGAGAGCCCATGCTAATCACCCCCGAGATGATTGCGGCTTTCCGCAGCAATCCAGTGTTCAAAGCGTTTGCTGACCCGGTGAAGTGGCCCGACGAATACATCGTTGAGGCCCTTTGCGAGGCTGGTACCGAGACCGGCTCAAGCCGGTGGGGCGCCCTCGAACTGACCTGCGACAACTTCAAATGGCGTGGCATGCAGTACTTCGCCGCCCACTGGCTGGCAACCAACTTTGCCACGCTCGGCTCCGGCGGCACGCCCAACTCTGAGGCCCGCCTCAACGTGGCCCAGAAGTCGGTCGGTGACGAATCGATCGCCTACCGCGTGCCACAGATGATGGACGCCGGCACCGACTGGCTGACCTACACCAACTACGGCCAGCAGTTCTACAGGCTCAAGAAGCGCGCCAGGATGGGTGCCAAGGCGGTTTAGATGGGTATCAACGCACCTCACGGCGAAAAGCCGCGTAGCAAGTTGCGCAAAGCCGCAGACCTGTTGCTGTTACTGATCATCGTCGCGGCCTTCTCTTTCGCTCTGGCATCGGGCCTTCAGTCCTGCCAGCAACGCGTATTGGAGATCGTCCGCAAATGATCACTCTCGACATCCAGGGCTTTCAGGAGCTGCAAGACGAGCTCATGAAAGAGCTGAGCGCGCTGAAGTCGAACAAGGTCGTCACCGTTGGCATCCATGAGGAAGCCGGCGACGTTGAGTCGGGCGACCTGACCATGGCCAGTCTCGGCGCTATCAACGAGTTAGGCGCCGACATCAAGCACCCGGGCGGAACGTCCTACGGCTACGCCAGCAAAGCTGCTGCCGACCGCGATGAGGTTCGTTTCCTCAAGACCGGCAAAGGCTACATGGAGCTGGGCGTGACCCAGCCGCACACCATCAACATCCCGGCCAGGCCATGGCTTGAGCCGGGGGTTGCGAGCGCGACAGAAGAGATTCTGCTGAACATTCAGGATGGCATGGAGGCTGGACAGTCCATGGATCAGATCCTTGAGGTTGTCGGTGTGACCGCTGTCGGCAAGGTGAAGGTGTATATGACCGACCTGAAGACGCCACCCAACGCAGCGTCGACCATCCGTAAGAAGGGTAGCAGTAACCCGCTGATCGATACCGGCGCCATGCGCCAGTCGGTCACCCACAAAGTTTCCATTGGTCCCGCATCGGAGGGCCTCGAATGAGCCTTAATATGGAGGGTCAGATCGATGGCGTGTTCGAGAGCGTCGAGGCATCCCGCACGGTTGATACTGGCGGCGCATGGGTAGACGGCATATGGACGCCGGGCACGCCGAGCACCACGCCTTACATCGTGAACATCCAGCCCGCCAGCGATAGGGAAGTCGATTTCCTGCGACAGGGCGGCGAGCGGATCACCGACGCGCGCCGGATCTACATCAACCAGGGCGACATGCAGCTGATCGACCAGACCGGTACCTGGACGTTCCTGGGTCAGCAGTGGAAGGCCGTCAAGGTTGACAACCGCTACTGGCGGAACTACTGCAAGGTCATTGTCATGCGCATTGACGATCAGTCGGGCGGCCCAGCATGACCAACGAAGAATTATTCAAGAAGCTGCGACCGATTGTAATGCTGGCCACCGGCGTGCCTGAGTGCCTACTGGCTGATCAGGCCGGCCCCGGCAGCATGTCTGCGCCCAAGGGTGCATACGCAACGATCACGCCACGACAGTCCGTCAGCGAGCGCGGCCAGGCCAACATCGTTTCGCGCAACGTCCCGGGCGAGCTCGTCGAGGTCGATGTCCGTGCGCAGATCATGTGCTCGGCCAGCGTCAACTTCTACCGCGGCGAAGCCCTGATGTACGCCGAGCGCCTGAAGCAGGCCAATAAGAGGCCCGACGTGAGCATGATGCTCTTCAAGGCCAAGATCGGCTGGAACAGCACTGACGCCATCAACAATCTCACCAGCCTGCAGTCGGCCAACTTCGAACAGCGGGCACAGATCACCATCCGCCTGATGTACGAGACCAGCAGCTTGCCGGTGGTGAACAACATCCTGAGCGTCGAAGTGGCGCTTCAGAACGAGAAGGCCCGGGTGCTTGACACCTTTACCGTGGAATTCGACCCCACATAACCCATTGGAGCTAGCACAGTGAGCTATCCAGCTACCAACATCATCCGGATTAATGCCCGGATCAGCCCGGCCGGCCTGGGCAATGCGAACTTTGCCAGCGCCATGCTGTTCGCTCCGCAATCTGAGCTGCCGGTGGGCTTTGCGCCGGACACGTACCGGACGTATTTCACGTTGCCTGCGCTGTCTGAAGACTTTGCTGACACCACCGAGACCTACAAGGCGGCCCAGCGCTGGCTTGGCGGCACGCCAGCTACTCGCGAGCTGAAGGTGTACGGCGCGGCCACCGCCGATGCGACCCGGGCGGCGACGCTGAACAAGGCCCGGAACATGATCTGGTGGTACTGGACCATGTGGACGGCGCCAGTTCTTGCCGTGAAGGCTGATGTATTGGCTATCGCCCAGTGGTGCGAAGACAACACCAGCATGTTCATCGACAACCAGACTGGTGCATCGGCTACTGAGATCCGCGATCCAGCCGATACCGACGATATCGCGACCCAGCTGACGACCGCAGGGTTCCGCCACGTCTACACCGCTGCGCACGCCACCGACCCATACTCTGGTTCGGCACTGGCCAAGCATTTCGCCGCAGTAAACTACAGCGCCGATCGATCCACTATTACGGGCGAGTTCAAGAAGTCGTCAGGCGTTGCCGCTGAAAACCTGACTGGCACTGCGTATGCGGCCATGCAGAGCGACAAGAAAAAGGCCGTGTTCTATACCGTGGTCGACAACCAGGGATCTACCGACTCCGGTCGCTGGCTGAACACCCTGACCCACAGCACCTACGGCGAGTTCATCGACGATGTGGTGAACCTTGACGCGTACATCAACGGGCTCACTACCGCTCTCTATAACGGCACGGCAAATCAGGTCACCAAGCTTGCACAGACCCCGGTCGGCCAGGCGGTGCTGATCGGAATCGCCAGATCGTTCTCCCAGGGCTACATCGGGAACGGCTACCTTGGCCCACGGAACTATCTCGACCCGGACGACGGGCTCGAGAAGTACACAATCGGTTTCGAGATCCTGACCAAGCCCGAGGACATCCTCGATTTGTCGGACGCAGACCGCAACGCCCGCAAGGCAGCACCACTTCGCATTCGCCTGTTCCGCGCCGGCGCAATCCACATCGTTGATGTTGACCTCGACGTTTATTGATAGGTGACCCATGAGCCTGAGTAATTTCTCGAACGACCTGACCGTCGTCACCATCAATGGCCGGCAGATCCAGGACTGGGGCGAAACTGCTACCCCGTACACGGATGCGCCGATCGATCCACGTAGCCAGCTGCGCCGGGGGCAGGGCGGCAATGCCGTGCGCCTCGACCGCCAAAACCCTGGCCGCGAGGCGAACCTCTACCTCAACCCGGGCTCGTCCGACTCTGCATACGTGCAGGGTCTGCTGAATTCGAACGCGAACATCACGCTCACCTATACCCAGATCGGCACGCTAGAAACCGCACTGGGCTCGGAAGGAGTGATCGTGAACGACGGCCAGCGCGGTCGGGCGGGTTCAACCATCACGGACGACCAGTTCACCATCCAGTTCAACATCTGGGAAGCAACAAGGGGCTGATAGATGAGCGTGAAACCATTCACCATTGGCGGCGCACAGTACAACGCCGCCATGGCCAGCGCTGTCGATCAGGACCGCTTGATGTCCCTTCTGTCCGGCGCCGTGTTGGAGCGATTCGCCACGGCTGCGCAGGCAGGCATTGAGGTTGATGACCAGGTGCTTTGCTCGATGTTCATGTCGATGCGCCAGGATGTGAAGGCCCAGGTCGTGCAGATCCTCATGACGCGGGTGTTCATCAACGGCACTGAGCGCTCGATCACCGTGGCCGACTTCGGCGGCAAGATGGTGCACTACAACCAGTTGCTGGCCGAGCTGCTGCGCTGGAACCTCTCCGATTTTTTCGACTGGCTGCCAAGCGGCGAAAAAGGCGCTCGGCAGCCGGGCGCGGAAAGCGCAGCGCAGTAAATTGGTTCCTGATGCGTCCCTGTGTCGGGATTGTCGGCATGTGCCCGCCGCTGTGCACCTGGGCGCAACTTGAAGATGGCACCCACTCCCTAGCCAGCGTCGAGCGCTTTAACCAAGCCATGGATGAACTGTGGGATCAACACGAGGCAATCACGAATGGCTAGCAAAGTACTGAAGTCATTCCTGATCGGCATCGGCTATGACACGAAGGCACTGGAGGCGGGCGACAAGAAGATTGGCGCCAGCCTCAACGGGATCAAGTCAAATGCCCTTGGCATCTCGGCGGCGCTCGTCGGGGCCTTTGGCGCGGGAGCCAGCGCCATCGTCGGCGTCGCTGACCGCGTAGACAAGCTGGCAATGTCCACGCAGAACCTGCGCACCTCACAGGCGGTCGTGTACAACTATGGCAACGCCCTGAAGCTTATGGGGGGAGATGCGGCTGACGCTGTCGAGACCTTGGCGCATTTCGAAGAGATTCAGAACAACCTGCGCTTGAAGGGTGATGCCGGACCGATCAGCGACCTGGCAACCGCCGGCATTGATGTCAGTTCGTTGTACCAGACGAATACTGGCGAGGAGTTCATGCGCGCGCTCGCGGACATGATTCCCAAGTTGAATGAAGGGCAGCGCGCCCAGGTTCAAAGCTCGCTTGGCCTGTCTGATGGCGTGTTCCGCTCGCTTGCTGGTGGCGTTGAAAAGCTCGACGAGACCATGAAGCGCGCCAATTCACTGACCGGTGACATTGATCAGCTGACCGAGAACAGCCGCAAGCTTCGCGAGAATACAGCCGAGCTTGGCCTTGTCATCGAAGGCGTCAAGAACGAACTGGCAGAGAAGTTCCTGCCAAGTCTGATTGGTGCGACCGAGGGGGTGAACAACTTCCTCAAGGAGTACCGGCCGGAAATCAGCAAGGGTATTGATGCGCTGGCGGAAAACCCACAGGCGACGGCTGGGATCGGCATCGGTGCTGCGACGGCAGTTACAGGAGCCGGTCTATCAAAGATCGGGATGAAGGGAATCGGCGGCGCGCTGAAAGGTGCCGGGCAGATCGGCATGGCAATCAGCCTTGCCGACCTCATGACGCCCTACATTGACCCGATGTTCGACAAGCTCTTCGGCGTTGATCGGACCGCTCCGGAGATTTATTCCGGGAAAATTCAACGATCTCAGGAGGATATCGACTACCTGGATCACCGGGACCGGTCGGCAACAGACAGCCTGCCGCCAGTGAGCGCAACCACGCCGGATGAGGACCGCCAAGCAGCGGCGGATGCTCTCGCTGGAGCGATCAGCAAGGTCCCTATCAAGCTTGAGAACAAGCAAAGCTTCGTGTTTCAGCTCGACGGGCAAGCGCTCGACACCAAAATAACGCAGGTCAACGAGCGTCAAAACTACGAAGCCCTGGGCGACCTGAAGACCACAACGGAGCGATAGCCGTGAGTATCATCAACATCTTCACGCGCAAGGCCCCGACCATTGCTGGGTATTCGTTCGATGCGGTTCTGGAAGACACGTTCGAGGCGACCGTAACGATCACCTCTATCCCGATTGAGTCGGGTGTGAGGATCTCAGACCACCGCATCCTGAATCCATTCAAGTGGACCATGACCGGCGCAATCAGCAACAACCCGGTCAAGGTTCAACTGACGGACTTCCTCGGCGGTGCGCTTTCCAACCTCACCGACAACCCCATCGTGTCCACGGTGGCCGGCCTTTCGGCTGGCTGGCTGGCAGGTAGCGACGAGACGCGCGCCAGTACCACGCTGGACTTTCTGATATGGCTGATGAAGTCGTACGACCCGTTCGACATCGACGCCGGCGACATCCTGCTGAAGAACATGGCTATCACGCGCCTTTCCAGGACCAAAGAGCCCCGGAACGAGGGCGGCCTGGAGTTCATCGTGGAGATGCAGGAGGTAATCGACCTGGACCGCATACAGCGGGACTACCAGTGCACGCCGGACCAGCTGCGAGACGGAGACCCGTCAAAGTCGGCGCTGACCCGTGCCATCAATCGTGGCCAGGCCATTGCCAAAGAAGCATCCGACAGCGTTTCGAAGTCGGTAAATGGAATCCTTGACGGAGTCGTCTGATGTACACCATCCCACTGCGCGCCGGTGCCGCCAACGCTCACCAGCGTTTTGGCGTACAGCTCGGTGACAACCTGATCGACTTTGAAATTGACTTCATCTCCTATCTGGATGCGCCGGCCTGGTCCATGAACCTGCTGCGTGACGGCAGCCGCATCGTGGCCGGCGCAATGCTTGAGCCTGGCAGCGACATCATCCAGAGCTACCGATCCGGCATAGGTCAGATGGTTTTCACCGGCAAAGACGTGACCCTGGACAACCTGGGCATCGATAACTTCCTCGTCTGGATACCTCCACTGGTGGAAACATGAGAGAGCGTGTTTGGTCGATTGACGTGAACGGCCAGCCCTACATTGGGCTCCAGTCCGGTCGCCGGCAGTTCCGCATCCAGTTCAACATCGATATATCCCCTGGTGACGCTCTATCGTTCGCCGACATCCGCCTCTACAACATGAACAAGGGCTCTGCGATCGCGCAACGGTCAAGCATCGTGCTGCGTGCTGGCTACAACGACAACGTCGATGCGATCTTCACTGGCTTTGTGACAAATACATTGCGGGAGCGGGAGCCAGGTGCGCCGGAGATCATCACCAGGCTGATCTGCCGATCAGGTCAGCCTGCGGTTGATCGGGCATCTGCCCAGTTGTCATTCGGCATCGGCACCAGGGTAGAGGAGGTGGTTCGCGCCCTGGCTGCCGCGTGGCCGCTCCCAATCGATATCGACAACGCTCAATTCGCCGACGCGAAGCCGCTATCGTCTGGACTGGTGGTGGACGGGGATATCCCACAAGCCATGACCGACCTTGCATACGCCTACAAATTCGAATGGATGCAGGACCGCGGGCGGATCGTTGTCACGAAGCCGAACATGCCGCGCACCACCACGATGGTGAAGGTGGACCAGTTCAGCGGAATGATCGGAATCCCAGAGGTCTCCCGTGGGCCAGACGGCCTCGGCGTGTTCGTGGCGGTGCAACTCAACCCAGCGCTGCGCATCAACGGGAAGATCGACGTAGAGAGCGAGTTCGCTACCTTCAACACCGGCAATCTATTCGTGTCCGAACTGAGCGGTGATGCCAGCGCAAACGGCGAGTACAACATTTTCGCTATGAAGCATTCAGGTGATTCTCATAGCGACCTTTGGCGAACAGAGATCGATGGCCTGCGCGCTGGCACCACTCCTGCAGCGAATGAGACCGCAACCCCGCAAAACGGCAAGTTGATCTGGGGCGCCAGGGTTGACCAGGCCTTCCGGGTCAAGGCGCGCGAGATCTGCGGGCGGCTTTCCTTCGATCCGAACTGGCTCATGGCCGTGATGGGGTTCGAGACTGGTTACACGTTCAGCCCCGCAGCGCGGAACCCTGGCAGCACGGCAACAGGCCTAATCCAGTTTCTGGAGGCGTCCGCGCGCGCCGTCGGCACATCCACTGCACAGCTTGCACGCATGACCGCAGTTCGCCAGCTCGACTACGTGGAGGCGTACTACAAGCCTTACTCAGGGCGCATCCGGAACCTCGGTGACGCTTACCTGGCCGTTCTTTGGCCGGCGGCAGTGGGGCGCCCGGATTCGTACGTGATGTGGGAGCGGGATAGCGGCCCATACCAGCGCGAGTACGCGGCCAACTCTGGCCTAGACGTGAACCGCAACGGGGTTATTACACGCGGCGAGGCCGTCGCATCCGTTAATGCCTCCTACATGCGCGGCCAGCAGTTCGTCAGGTGAGTCGCAGGCCCTCGAAATACATACACTCGATCTGATACATTTCGCCGTAATCAGAAGGCTATTTAAAGGGCGCTCCAATGAAGGGCACAGCCATGCTTGGCGCTTTTGTGATGGTCGCCGCAGCGGGCTCATGTGACGCTTTTGCGGGCGACAGTGCTACGCAGTGCGACGGGCGCCAGATGTACAACTATGTCGACACTGCGCTCATGGCTGGTAGCGGGGTGGTGAATGTCGCAAAAGACCCAGCCTATGGCGGCGGCGCTGTATCGCTGGCCCTAAAATCCCAAAACATGCAAACCTACAACGCCATGATCGCCGATATCAGGGAGCATGACCTTAGCCTGGCACGCAGTGGCTGCAAGTCGCTGGTCAACGGTCCGACGAAGGGGATGGTGACGAGCCTGCGCCAGGTTGAGGCGAAGATTAGAGCCCTGGTGAATCGCCAGTACGGCGACAAGGGAATCCTTACTGACGGTTTCGGTGACATCCGATAAGCCCCAGCCACCGTAAACATTCTACAGACCCGCTCCGGCGGGTTTTTTATTGCCTGTGAGAAATGGAGAGCCTGAATGCTTGAGTCAGAAGGCCGCGCAAAGCAGGCGAAGCTGATCCGTGAATCGTTCAGAGAGCTGATGAAGGGGGTGTGCACTTCAGTTCCAGGGCACATCCTGACGTTCAACCCGGATACGCAAATGGCGCAAGTCCAGGTTGGCATCGTCCGCGTCGATATAAACGACGCAGAATTCACCCTCAAACCGATCATTGAGACGCCCGTCTACTTCCCGGGTGGCGACTATTGCGTCGAATACCAGATCGACCCCGGCTGCGAGGGCGACATCCTGTTCTCCCAGCGCTGCATTGATGGCTGGGTGCAGAGCGGAGGGGTGGCGGCCAACCCGATCGGGCGCTTCCACAACATGCAGGACGCCATGTTCCTGCCGGGGTTCAGGTCGCAGCCCAACGTTTTGCCGGACTTCCAGAACAACGGCGTGCGCATGCGCAATCGTGCTGGCACCCAGTTCGTCTGGCTGAAGAACGACAACAGCATCTCCATGGATAACGGGGTTGCCCGCTTCAATGTTTTGGCCGACGGCACAACCCTGATGCAGAACGGCGCCGGCAGCTTTCAGTTGCAGGCCGACGGGACCTTCCTGATCAACGGGCTGAAGATCACGCCAGACGGCAACGTCATCACCGCCGCCGGCACAAACCTCAATACGCATCGCCATGGCGGTGTAACCCCGGGCTCCGGGACAAGTGGAGCTCCAGTCCCATGACCGTGCGCAGACTCGACGACGAAACAGGTGACATTGTGACGCGCGGCCAGCAGTTCATCTCCGGGCAGTCCGAAGTTGCGCAGACCGTGCTTACCCGGTTGCGCCTGTTCCTGGGCGAGTACTTCCGGGACATCACCGACGGCACGCCGTGGTACGAGCAGATCCTGGGCAAGTTCACCAGCCTTTCCACCGCCGAGGCTGCACTCAGGGCTCGAATTGCCAACACGCCCGGCGTGATCCGGCTCACCAGTTTCTCCGCTGACTTCAACATCGAAAACCGCAAATACAGCGTAACCGCTGGGATTCTCACCGAGTTCGGCCTGGAAGAGGTAACACTGAATGGCTAGCCTGACTTCGACCGGCTACGTGCTACAGACGCAAAACGACTGGTTCGCCCAGGAGCGCCAGTTCTACCTGGATATTGATCCGCTGTGGAACCTGGACCCTTCGACGCCCGACGGCCTGAAGATGGCGCACGACTCGGAGATCTTCTACGCGCTCGACGAGAAGCTGCAGCAGGCTTACAACTCGAAAGATCCGAACAAGGCCAAGGGCAACGATTTGGATATCGTCTGCTCGCTGACTGGCACCATCCGCTCCAACGGCTCAAAATCGAACATTCAGCTGACGCTAACGGCGACGCCAGGAACTGTCATACCAGCCGGAAACCGCTTTGAGTCAATTACCACCGGCAGCCGCTGGTCCACCGACCAGACGGTGACCGCGAGCGTTTCCGGCACAGCTACTGTAAATGCCACCTGCGCAGTCGTCGGACCCACTCAGGCCGACGAAAATACCGTATCCCGTATCGTCGATGTCGTGTCAGGGCTTTCGTCATGCACAAACATGGACCCTGCAACGCCAGGTTCAGATGCCCAGCGCGACGAGCAATTGCGCGTTACCCGCGCTACAGCTGTAGGTCGCCCAGGCAATAACCAGATCGACTCAACTTACGGTGAGCTGTACGCAGTTCCTGGGGTGCGCCGCGTCAAGGTCTACGAGAACGACACTGGTAGCTCGGCTGTTTCGGTTGATAACCCTCACGGGATGCCGAAGAACTCGTACGCAGTGATCGTCGACGGAGGTACTGATGAGGATATCGCCATGGCGATCTACCTCAAAAAAAACCCTGGGCCACCACTGTTTCAGGCTGGAACCCCATTTGAGGTGCTGGTCACTTCGCCGAAGTATCCAACCAATAAAAAGTTGATCAGAGCGAGTCGCCCAATCTACGTCGACATGCTGCCCGTTATTCATGTAGTCAACGACGGCTCGCTTCCGCCGAACGCCGATCAGCTTATCAGGGAGGCGATGATGGAGTACGCCGCCGGCGACCTTATCCCCGCAGATGTGGGTTTCAAGATCGACGGCTTCGACATCGGTGAGACGGTGCCATTCAGCACGATCTTCACCCCAGTCAACAAGGTCATCGGCTCCTACGGCGACAGTTATGTTGATCTCCCTTCATCCAGCCTCAACGGCGGCCAAGCCAACGTTGCAATCGCCTACAACCAGATGTCCCGGTGGACGGAGAGCAACATCACCGTAGTGATCACGTGATGAACATCCCTGACCGCATTTACGCGCAATACCGCGACAAGCCAAAAGCGGTGGCTTGGTACGCAATTGCCAGGTCGCTTGGCGGAAGCATTGAGGCTGCGGCTGAGGCCGTGCGCAAGAGCTACGACATCGACACAGCAGTTGGCGAACAGCTGAACGTAATCGGCCGGGTTGTTGTAGCACCGCGAAGCTTCGTTGGATCGACACCAATGAACCCTGGCTTGTTCGATCTCACGGACGGCGACCAGTTTGGCGACGACGACGCGATGTTCAGTGCCCTGACGATTGATCAGGACGGGCAGCTATCCGACGAACTCTATCGGCTGGTCATCAAGGCCAAGATCGTTAAGAACAACGGTGACGCGACTATTGAGAACATCCTTGATGGCATGAATTTCCTACTTCCGAAGGCGCAGGTCCTGCGCGTCACTGACGGCGAGGACATGTCTTTCAGTATCGAGTTCTATGGCGAGATCACCAATCTAGAGCGGTTCGCACTACTCAACGCAGGTCTGGTGCCGAAGCCACAATCAGTGAAATTTAACGGATTCCTTGAGGGGTTCGAAATGGTCGAGTTCGGTGATATGGACGCTGAATTTGGTGATGAACAAGCAGAATTTGCAGGATATATAGGGGCTTAGAATGTCACTCAAGTTAAATGAGCGGTACCCGGGTCGATTCAACAACCCCTCCGCAGATTACCCAGGCGGGTCTTTCAAAAACCGCACCACGCCAGATGCAAAAGACGGGTCCTACTTAGAAAAGGACTGGGCCAACGATAAGGAAGGCTTTTTCCAGTCGCTTCTGTCCGCGGCGGGGATCACTGCCAGCGGCACCGTTGATAAGGTAGGTGCATCCCAGTTTTTCGATGCGTTGCAGCAATTGAAGCAAAACCAATCCGGCGTGGCCTTCACCACCACCGGTCCATCCGCCGCTTTGGTTCTTACGCCCAATCCGGCGATCACTGCATACGCAGCTGGTCAGCGGTTTCGCGTTAAGTTCAATCGCGCGAGTACGGGCACTGACACGATCAATATTTCCGGTGTTGGCCCGAAGAACCTAAAACAGTACGACGCCTCTGGCGCCAAGGTGGCTGCCGTATTTGCTATCGACCAGTTGGCCGATGTCGAATACGACGGGACCGATGCTGTACTGCTGGATCAGTTGCCAACGGCGGTAAACAATCTAGTAGGAGTTTCAGGGGCAGCCAAGAAGCTGAGGGTTTCGACCACAGGGACGAGCGCGGTTGTGACCGTCACGGCCGACGAGCTTATCGTTGAGAGCGCTTCAAACTCGTATTCAACGCTACGCTCGGTCGCTGTAAGCCCATCTTTTGCAGCTGCCGGGGTGAACGGCCTGGATGTCGGCGCGGCAAATAGCCAGGCAGCATCTACTTGGCATAATGTTTGGGTAATTTGGAATGCCACAACTGTGGCCGGCCTGTTATCTCTTAGTGCAACAGCTCCTACGCTTCCATCTGGCTACACTCATAAGGCATGGGTGGCGGCAGTACGAACTGATGGCACAGCAAACAAGTATCCTCTCTCTTTCAGTAAGTCTGGACGTTACTCGCAGTACAAAGTAGCAGCAGGGTCAAACCTCTTGACGCTTCCTTTGGTTGCAAGTGGCATTCAGGGAGCTATCAATACACCTACCTACATCCCTGTATCGGTAGCGCCCCTGGTTCCTCCTAGCGCCAGTAAAATCGTCATTGTCGCCACCACTGGCACAGGCACAGGCACGCTGTTGGTCGCGCCAAATAACTCTTTTGGCGCTTCAAACTCCGCAACCAATCCGCCACCACTAGTAGTTGGTCAGTCTGGAACAGGCACAACAAATACCGGATTTATTTCCATGATTCTTGAGTCTGGAAGCGTGTACGTCGCACAACAAACATCGACCAATTTTACGCAAGTTTTTGGATGGGAGGACGATTTATGAGTTGGGCAATAAGATTAGACGGTGCCGGCTGCAGGTCGGTAGACTCTCAAGAAGATATCATTGAAGGATTTGAATATTATATGGCTACAGCCGACGGGCCACCACCAGAACCTGTCGCGCTACCACTCACTGAAGATCAAGCAAAAATCTCCGCTGACCTCAAACGAGATGAGTTGTTAGCGGTTGCGGCGCTCAGAATTGCACCTTTGCAGGATGCAATTGATCTGGACTTAGCCTCCAAGGATGATATCGAAAGGCTAAATCTCTGGAAGAAATACAGAGTAGCAGTTAACCGTATATCAAGCTCGCCTGGATACCCGCTTGATATTGCGTGGCCGGTATCTCCAAGCTAGATATTCATTAAGGTTCTATTGGCGGTCCCTCTAACATGAGTACTCTATTTTGGTTATAGCTTATTCCAAGTATGCCTTTTCCATTTAGTTCTATGTAAGTTGGGTCTGCTATATGGATACCTTTTTGCTCAATTAAAAGCTTGTCTCGGCGAGTAGTCCACTCAAGAGGCCTTTCAGGTGACGCTGTGCTCATGGTTATATACCACGCATCCTCTGGTCCTCTATCGTGATAAAGCCCGTGCAAAGCAATCATTTTCCCTTCCTTCATGATTAGCTCTGGATTTCCGCCGTTCTTTATGACGACACCAGATTGATTTGGTGTGAAGTCCATTTTTTCACCGAAATCAACATAGCTGTATGCAATGTCCATTCTGTCTAAAGATATCGAAGTTTCTGCAAGCATGTGCCATCTATTGCCGACAGGTAAAATTGCTACATTCCATATATGGCCCCAGTTTGTGCCAGGGGATTGTTTGACAATTGGCTCGCCTCCATTTGCTGGGAGCCAATTTTTTTGATCCTTCGATGAGTACAGGTACATATCATCGGAGCCTTCTGATTTTCCGCAAGTCAAATAGAATGTATTTTCATAAGTAAAGAAATAAGGAAATCTGCACGACTCCTTCATTATTGGAGCCGATGACTTCTGCGGTGAAGTGCTGATCTGCGCATCTTTTATTAGGCAAACCTTGTTTATTTCGCACTGATGAAAGAGATCGTATCCATCGCCATTTTTAACAAGGTGTACCTCAACAACATAGCTGCCACCCCCTAGCACAGCTTCAGATATTTTGTAAGGTCCGCTCTGTAGTGAAAAATCAACCAGCTGTGGGTGACTTGAATTTGAGGCGTGGGCGTGAGCGGAGATACAGCTAAATGCCAATGCTGCCAAGATGCGAGGTGTAGACACAGTCAAAATCCTTTTAGTGATCCGCCTCATTCTCTCGGAATAAATCTTTTTTTGCAAATCTCGCATGCGAGAAAATGTTGCTGAAGAATTTATTAACTAATTTATGTTGACTTAATACATGCTTAAGTTTTCTACGATGACTTTAAGCGAAAGTATGAGGCCATATGTTTAATATAAAAGGATTAACTTTGTGACCACAATCAGCTCAATCAAAAAAACTCAACTAGACAGTCGTTTGGAGTGTGCGCTGTTCGTTCACCAAGGAAAACTGCTAGAGGCCGCATTCCGGCGAGACTGGTTTTCTACATTTGCGCACACGCTCGAAATTCGGGATTACTTCACAGACCAATTGCTTGCATCACACCCATGGGCGGGAGGCATGGGAACCGTAGTGGTTGACGACGCGCAAGTTATCCATGTGTTCGGCAATACGAACTGGGCGTCGTATAACAACAAAATCATCAAGTCAACTCTGGATCCGATTACCTTCGCCCCGTCGGCTCCAATTGACGCAATCCTAGTTAACTCACCGTTCAAATTTTATAACTTGGACATTACGAAGTGCGGCAGCAAGTGGCGCGCTATCGTTGAGATATCCAATGACCAAGGTCCAGCTATTTACTTTGCCGAATCATCAGATCTTGTGAATTGGGTTTACAAGGGTGGGCGCCTCGGAGCGCCAGGGGAATACGTAGGCTGCCCGAGCATCCACTGGGTGCCTGAGCGCAACGCGTTCCTGCTGACGTTCTTGAAATCAGTGTCCGGTAAATTCATAACACGCCCGGCGAAGTCATCCGATAACTGTTTCACGTTCAGCTATTTCACTAGCAAGGGGCAAAACCCGGCAGGCAGCTATTTACTTGATGCTGAACCTGGTACCGAGGGCAAAAATGCTAGTGACCTGTCCATGGTTGAATTTGATGGAAAAGTCTACGGCGTCTACTTGACTGGCGATCAACAAACAATCGCTAGGCGAAATACGTTTCACTATGACGGGACTATGGCCCAGTTATACGACGAATTCTTTTGAGGTAGAACGTCATGCCGATCACCGAGCAGCAGTTGCTGCAGATCACTCCCAATGCCGGCCGCAATGCCGGCGTTTTTGCATCTGCGCTGAACCTTGCCATGGACCGGTACCAGATCAACACCAAGCTTCGGATGGCGGCCTTCATCGCCCAGGTCGGTCACGAGTCGGGCCAGTTCCGGTACGTTCGCGAGCTTGGCGGCGATCAATACCTGAGCAAGTACGACACGGGCTCCCTGGCCAAGCGGCTTGGCAATACGCCAGAGGCTGATGGCGACGGGCAGAAGTACCGTGGCCGAGGCCTGATCCAAATCACCGGGCGCGACAACTACCTGGCGTGCAGCAAGGCGTTGTTCGGTGATGATCGTCTGCTGCGCACCCCGGAGCTGCTTGAGCAGGCCGAGTGGGCGGCTAAGTCTGCTGCTTGGTTCTGGAACTCCCGCGACCTGAACAAGCTGGCCGACGCCAAAGACTTCAACGGAATCACCAGGCGCATCAATGGCGGCCTGAATGGCCTGGAACAGCGGCTGGAGTTCTATAACGCTGCACTGAAGGTGCTGGCATGACTCCGGTGCAGAAACTGGCCGGGGTGGTGGTTCTGGTGTTGGTGCTGATGGCCAGCGCTGCGGGCGTCACCTGGCAGGTGCAGGACTGGCGAATGGGGGAAAAGCTCGCCGAGCAGGCCAGCCTGCACAAGGATGACCTGGCCGCGATCTCCAATGCTGCCGCCAACCAGGTCCGCACCGAGCAGGACAAGCGCCTTGCAACGGAACAGGCCCTGGCCACCTCCGACCAACAACACACCAAGGAGTTATCCGATGCCCAGCGCAACCAGGCTCGCCTGCGTGACCAGCTTGCTACTGCTGATGTCCGGATGTCAGTCCTCCTTGCCGAGGATCCAGCCAGTGCCTGCAACGTGCCTTCCGCCGCCGGCGCCGTCGGCGTGGTTCATGCAGCCCGTCGAGCCCAACTTGACCCAGCGCATGCGCAACGAATTATCGCCATCACCGACGACGGGGATAACGCCGTGATCGCGCTGCGGGCCTGCCAGGCTTACGTCAGGGCTGTGGCCCCCTGAGGACGGTAAGTTCCAGGAGAAGCCGCTGGTTTTCAGTGCGAAAGTGTTCGTTCTGGCTGGCGATCATTTTCAGGCTCATGATCTCTTTGCCCTGCTCGGAATTGTGCACGTTCGCATTGCTGAGTTGTGAGGATATTGATCTGATCTGTTCCTCAGCTGCGGTCTTCCATGTGATCAATAGGTCGTTCATATGAACGAGGCCGGCAATGTTCGCTCTCGACTTGGACAGCTGCCGCTGCAGGTCGCTGATCTCGTCCTCGAGCAGGGCGCATTGATGCTTGTACATTTCCAGGGGCGTGGAGCAACCCAGCCACTCGCAGGTGTCTTCGTCGATGTTCAT